CACATCAATTAAGCTTGTCTTGGCTGACTCGTGCCTGTGAAGCGAAACTGGTTGCTGGGTTATCTTGGCATTACTCCCATATCGGCGGCTTTCTGAGCATGCCAGCCAATCACTGAAATAGTGTTCAACCCGCGCCAGGTTCATTTCATCAAGCAACATGAAATACCGAGGCGCATCTAGGCCATGATCTACGATCTTAAGCGCGTGATCGGCGCGAAGCATCAAATCAAAAGCCTGCGTCGATTCATAACGTCCAGTCAAAGGATTGACGAAGCCCAAAATGGATTGGTTATCGATCCAATCAGGACGAACGGGAACCAGAGCAAATCTGGAACGATCCACCGCTCCTTTAGCAGCTGACTCAACAAACAAGAATTTACTGCCCGAAAGTGGTGCTGTAGGAGTACTGGTGTCCGGCGCGTTGGCGGAGTCAACGCGAGAGTAAAATTCGGCAACTAGCTCCGCAATCTTAGATTTTCCGGTGCCGCTGACACCTGCTAAGATAACAAAGGGTTTAGTGATGATCGATGCGACATATCGTGCCAGGATGTCGGGTTCGAAAAAAAAGCCTTGATCTACGCAATACTGCCAAAGCGAGGGATTATCAATTTTTGCTAAAACGCCATTTTTCTTCGTATCCATTTTTCCTTTCAAGAACGCATCGTGGTCGCGCAAATAAGTAGGCAGATATTCTGGAGTCAAGGTCACAATTCCGGCTTCGCCAAAGCTTGTTGATATCTTCTTGAGGTAATGCATTCCCTCCTTGTGAGCCGCCTCAATGTCGCCAGTTTTTACCTGGACTGACGGCGAGCCTTCTCCTTTTTCCATCCGCTTCTCTAGCCATCGTCGATCATAAGCAACGACAACATTTTGCGAAGGTGAATAACCCATCAAAAGATCTGTTGCTCCATCGTAGTCCAATCCGACGGCAGCCGATGGTGTATTGGTGATCTGAATTCGGAATTCATCTGCAGCACGAACGGTTGGGCCACCTCCACCGTGAGTCACCTCGTAAACCCAAAGGCGATATTTCCTGATACCTTGATGTGCATCATCCCATTCGATTCGAATCGGGTTGGTGGGCGATCCTGGTTGTTCTTTGCAATCGAATCCAGCAATTTTAAATCCGTTCATCATTCGACGGATTTCATCTAAAGTAAGCGCCATGTAGGTATGAGGATTTTGAATTGCCGTTGATCGAGGAAATCGTGATATGAAGCAATTATCTCAGATATCCTGAAATTGCGACATTCGTGAATTTCGACAATGTACTTCAAGCGGCACCATGTGTTGCTTGCACAGAGCAGCGCCCCCAATCCATGAGGAAGAATTTCACAAATCAACGCAGAAAATTCAAAAAACTGGTCGTAAATGCTTAAGTCGTCCCCGGTTGTATTGATGCGGCGTCTAGAGACATATGAATTCGACTCCCGAGCCAGCGCATAACCGGCACTGCCATGGAGTTGCCACACGCCTTGTAGCGCGGACCATCAGCAGCGGGCTTGCCGCGCACAGGTATCAAGGTATAGTTGTCCGGAAAACCCTGCAAGCGCTCGCACTCCATGGGTGTCAGGCGACGCACTTGCATGCCGGTTGCGACATGCGGCGTGCTGTCTCCAGCCTTGCAATCTCGCATCAGCGTCATCGTGTTGCTCGGTGTTCCGCTCGTTTTGTTGTCCCGCGTGTAGTAGCGCGGCTCGAAAGCAACCCATTGCGCCACATAGCACGTCTGTTTCATCCCGGGCTGCGCGGCCAGCGCACCGACAATCTGGCCATCGCCACCCATCATTCTGACTTCATCGCGCGTATTTTGAGCAAATGCATAAGCCAGCCCTTGCGTTGACGCCGCGTCCAGTGTGTAGCTGGCACCATCATCGCTCCACCCCTTGCCATTCTGGGCCTTGTCGCGGCCGGTTGTGTCTTGCAGGGCGATGGCCACCGCCACCTGTCCGCCAGCGTTGGCGTGGCTGGCAACATGCCCCATGGCGCGCAAGGTTGGCGATAATTCGGCGGCGGCGTCCGCGCCGTAATCCTTGCAGGAAAACGCAACAACCCCTTGATCGCTCCTGATCGAGATCTGAGGAGTGTCGCGGACAATCGCCACGCATGGTGCAGCATCCCCTTTTCCTGATTCGCCCGATCGTGCGCTCAGACAATTGACCAGATCGCCCATGTCGCCGCGCCCGTTGCGCCCGATTCGTGGTTGAAACGCATACGCGGCAACTGCCTGCACTTCGGCGCGCGCTTCGATCGTGTACGCAATATCGGGCTGAACGCCGATCCCATCGGGTCCACTTTGCGGATTGGTCCGCAATGCACCGGCCTGAATTGCATACGCGGCGATCGGCGCTTCATGGTTGCAGGTCAGCGTTGGGCAAGAGTCATGGCGTATTTCCGCACCACCCTGACCGTGTGCCATGCAAATGATGGGGGTGCCGCGTCCCGTGCCATCCTCGCTGGCGTCGAATCCCTCGGCGCGCAGCGTGTGGGCAACATCGCCAGTCACGCCACATGCTACAGGCTGGATTCCTCCAGCGCATTCAAAGTCGGTGCCGAACCCGCCACCACTTGAAGTGCGTGCTCCAAGAGTGCCGGTAATTTCTTGCCTCGATTCGCGGCGCGGCGCAGTATCCCGGCGCACGCCGTTGAACTCAAAAAGTACCGCTGCGGCATCGAACCCGTCTCGAGCACTTGCGACAACGAACACACGGCGGCGTCGTTGGGCCACTCCGACATATTGGGCATCGAGCACCCGCCACGCGATTGTTCGGCGGGGGCCATATACACAACCAGCGTTCGGCCAGCGCTCGAATCCACCGTTTTTCTTCCCTGGCGGGAGCAGCGGATCGTCTTCCCCTGCGAGCGCTCCCAGAAAGCAGCCGAAGGCATTATCCTTTGTTGTGAGGACGCCAGGCACGTTTTCCCAGACGATGATGGCGGGAACAGTTCGCATTGCGTCGATGGCATTGGCAAGATCCACAAATGAGAGAGTTAGCTGGCCGCGTGCGTCGTCCAGCGACTGCCGCAGTCCGGCAAAAGAAAAAGCCTGGCAGGGCGTGCCGCCGACCAGCACGTCCGGCGCTTCTACAGTGCCGGATCGTACCAATGCGGCGACCCCGGTCATGTCGCCCAGGTTCGGCACGTCCGGGTAGTGATGCGCCAGCACGGCGGAAGGGAAGGACTCGATCTCGCAAAAGGCGACCGGCTCCCACCCAAGCGGATGCCAGGCGACGGTAGCGGCTTCGATGCCGCTGCAGACGCTCAGGTACTTCATGGAATTTTCCTGTGATTTACTTATCTGGATTGCCGAGGCATTGCCATGCGTGGTGCAGGCGATGCCGGGCGATCAGGCCGATGGCCTGGATTACGCGAATGCAGCCAGCGTATTTTTGGTGGCTTCGTACCCGTCCTGCATCAGCCGGGTGCGGATGGCGGCGGGCATGTTGCGGTCGAGTCCCGATGCATAACCTGTTTCGACAAATGCAAACTTGGCACCATCCTGCTGGTCCAGTTCCACATGGGTGTTTTCGTTTGCGGACAGGATCAGGTCGATGACGCGCGGCGCGATGTCGAAGATCGAATGCGTGCCGGCACCGAGCGACGACTGTTTGGCAACCAGCTGAATGCCGATCCGGGGTAGCGCGTCGACGGTCAACTTGTCGACCGGGATGTTGTTGACCATCCCGCCATCCATCAGCAAGACCGGCGTGTCGGCCGCGCTGGTCATGGTCACCGGCGCATAGACAAACGGGATCGATGCCGATGCGCGCGCAGCGAGAGCGACCGGCGCGTCCGGCGTGGCCGCCTTGCTGAACTCGAACGGCTGTTCGGTTGCCACGTTCGATGCCATGACGATCAGGTCGATGTCCAGATCCGCGAACGTCTTGCCGCCGGTGTTTTCCGTGATCCAGTCAAGCAATGCGTTGCCGGAACAGTACCCAAGGTTGGCTAGCAGCGACCATGGCGAGAACGACAGCATGCCCGACCAGTCGTGCGACAAGGTCAGGTCGCGCATGGCGTCGAGCGGCATGCCGCAGGCCGCCAGCGTTGCCACAATCGAGCCGCCGGATGTGCCGGCGATTTCAACCGGCGTGTAGCCGGCGTCCCGGATCGCGAGCAGCGCACCGACGTGCGCCGGGAACTTGAATCCCGAACCGCTGAGAGCAACCCGCAGCGGCTTCATTGCGCGGCTCCGGTTCCAGTCGGTGCAGTCTGTGCAACTGGATCGACGGGCGTTGCAGGCGTCGTAGGTAATGCGGGCGCTGCAGTTGGCGACACCGGCAACGGGAAGCCGCCAGACGCGTTGTACGTGGCGACGATACCGGAAACGGCGCCGACAACGGCCGGCTTGATCTGCTCATACGTGACCACGGCCTGTCCGGTGGCGGTGAGCGCACCCTGCACGGTGTTCAGTACGGTATTCAACTTGCTTTGCCCCAGGTTCGGCCCGGGGTGAATCGCCTCCGCGGCAAGGACCAGCGAGTTCAGGGCAGGAAGAATCTGGGCGATGGCTTCGAGTGTGGCTAGAAAAGTTAACATGGTATGACTCCTAAAATTGACAGTGAAGGAAGGTGACAGATTCGATTCTGTCGAGGGTGGCCCGCACCGATTCGGTAGCGGGATGTTCGGTTGCAGGTTGAAAGACAGGTACGGCTTCGGGCCGGCATGATGCGCAGCCAGCCAGGATGAAAGAGGCCAGGATGAGGACGACGACGTTATGACTTGTCCGCACCCTGACCTCCGTTTGGGTTGGTCATGACGGCATGGAACACGCCGCCGCCGACCAGGATGGCCTGCAGGGCGGCGATGAACGAGCCGGGATCAGCTTTGCCAATCACCACCAGAGCGAACCACATGGACAGCACTAGGCAAAAAATGAGCGTCTTCACGATCATTGCGATCTCCTTATCGAAAAAGGCCGGTTGCCTGGCCGGTGGTCAGGCGGAATCGAAGCGCGTCAGCGAGTGCGCTCGAATCACGGCAATGATCTTGCTGGCGTAGTCGGGGTCGGTCGCATAACCGGCAGCCGCGACGGCGCGGGTAAATGCTTCGGCATCACCGCATTGCGCGAATGCAGGCTGGTAGCGCGGGTTGGTCAGCAGGAAGGCAGCGTGATCCGTGATGCAGGACAGCCAGTCCGGATACTTGCGCCAGTTGGCCGGCACGATGACCCATTCACCTTTGATGAACTCGCGCGTGCGCATCGAGAGAATGTCCCCATGCCACGCCGGGTCGGCCTTGACGCCAAACAGGTTGTGGCCGTCGACCGCGAGCTGCGACTTGCCCCAGCCGGATTCGAGTGCGCCTTCTGCGATGGCAAAGCTGGCCGGAATTTTCGTGTGCGCCATCGATGCCTGTGCGGCTGGCCCGATCGCCGCGATGAAGTCGTCCGGATTCATGATTTCACCTCATCGGGTGCATACACAAAATCGGCCCGCTGGTATTTCTGCATGTTCCAGATCGGCTCCGGCGTCAGATGTTTCCCATGCGGCGCCGGGCCGCGATGGTGCTTTTCGCACAAGGGCTCGGTGTTGTAGACGCTGTCGATGAAGTCAGCGGCGACATGGAACGTGGTCCAGTCGAAGTCTGGATGCGGGGCTTTGACCTTGTCCCAGTCAACGCCGTCGCTGTCGGCCCATTCAATGAACCGGTGATGAATTTCGATCCGCTCCGTTGACCCACAGACTCCGCAAGCGGCATGTCGGGAGTGCCAGTGCAGCTTTGTCGCCCTGAAAACGGCGCTCTCGGTGCGCGGCGGATGGTCCGGGTAAAACACATCGATGGTGATGGTTTCGTGGATGGCGTGTTCGTGTGCTGGTGTGTTCATAATGGATGTATCCCGAGGTGGTAAAGCAACATGGCTGCGCCGATCGCAAGGGCCGTTTTGATCAGCTCGCCGATCCATTTGCTCTTTTCTTTCAGTGCGTCTTCCATGCGCTTTCGCTCAGCGGCGGCATGGGCTTCGACAATGGCGTCGGTCCTGGCCCAGAGGCGGGCGAATTCCGCCTTGTCCAGTTCCAGCTGGCTGAAGGCGCGCTCCATGGCGCGCCGGTCTTCCGCCCGTTCGGCGTTGACCAGCGCCATGTGGTGCATGTCGTCGGCCAGGCGGAGCAATGCCGCCTGCAGCCTTTCATGGTCGCTCTCGAGAAACTCGACCTTCGACTCGACGCGGGTGATGCGTTCCTGATCTATTGGCATGACATTCCTTTCGCCCATAAAAAAACCACCCGAAGGTGGTTTGATGGGGCATCGATTGTTGGTGGGTTACGGCGTGGCGGCAGCCGGTGCGCCATTCGCCAGAATGGCCGCAGCGCGTTCCGCCGTCAGCAAACCGGCAGATTGCAGTTTGCCGATGCCGGCGACAGTCGCGCTATTGGCCAGATCGATCACATCGGACACTTTCAGCTTGTCCAGATACACTTCGACTGCCACGACGGTTCTGGCTGCGGTATAGATCGCCTCCAGTTCGTCCGACGTGAACAGTTCCATGAATGCCAGTCGGGTCAGGACGGTTGTGGGTGGATTGTGCGTCGCCTCCAGTGCGGTCGTCAGCGCTACGTCATTCGCATGCAGCGCGGCGATGACATCGGCATCGGCTTTACCCGGATACAGATCAGTCACGACGCCGTTGACCAGCTGGTAGCGGCAGGCAAGAGTCGAGCCGCCGTCCGGCAGCGGATAATCGCCGTCGACCTCGGAGATCGAGGCACCGCCCTTGTCATGAAAAGTGATGTACATATTTGTGCTCCTTTATTAGTAGGGCAATTCGGATTGCAGGGCGAACTCCCACACCTGGCTCATGCCCGGGTAGTTCGTCGTATTCGGGGCGGTGGCGACCGGCAGGTACAGGTTGGCATTGGTCCACACCGGCGACGCGCCCGCAGTCACGCCGGGCGTGACAACACCTTGGATGTATGCGCCCTGATTGTTGCTCGCGTAGTAGTTGCCGGCGAACCAGTTCGCGAAGCCATCGTCGCCATACGGCAAGACCTGACAGCCTCCGCTTGTCAGCGCATACTGGAAGCCGCGCGCCCAGGAACTGTTGCGCTTGTCGACCACGAAAGATTCGATCCCGGCGCCGTAGTAGTAATACGGGCAGAAGCAGATGACGAGCTGGCCGTTGCGCGACTGCATGGTTTTCATGCCATAGTCGCTACCCTGCTCCAGCCCGTAGCTGGTGGTCGTGCTGATGGAATCGACCAATATGAAGGTGTTCGTCGTGTCGCCGCCGGTCCGCACCATCTTGAACAGGCGTATGGCGGCCGACGGGAAGAATGCCACCAGATAGATGTCACCGCTGTCGACCAGCACCGGCGTCACGCGGTACTGCGACTCGGTGGTATTCGATCCCCATCCGCTGACCGTGTTCATGTTCACGGTTTGCGCGACGTCCGGCACGCCTAGCGCGGTCACGTCCACTGCATCGAAGTTGATGTTCTTCCAGATCTTCACATCGTACTGGCCGGCGACGCTCGAGTTATAGGCGACCGTGACGAATTCCTTGCGCACGTTGTTGTAGGAAGCCGAGCCGAACTGGCTTGTGATCTGCGATCCGGCGCCGAACTGCGCGGCGATGGATTTGGTGCGCGTCTTGCTCTTTTGCAGCGCGAGCAAAGTAGGCGGCGTCGGGCGCCAGCGGCTGGTCAGCGACACCTGGCCGCCATTGAGCGTCAGGACCGTATTGCGGTCCTTGTGATCGCTGTTGATGTACGAAAAATTCGTCTGCGCCATGACGGTATTCGTGCCGGCGCGCTGGACCGTGTTGCCTTGCAGGCCGCGCTCGGATACCCAGGTATTGTCGTTGCCGAATTCGCCGCTATTGTTGGTGGCATTGACCCAGGCGCTGGTGGTGCCGTTGGAGCTGGGCTGCGTTTGTGTCGGCGCGCCGTTGTAGGCGCCGGAGGTCTGGGCATGATCCTTGTAGGTTGCGAGGAAGCGGTCAAACGCAGCAGACGCGCCGCCGCCCGTCGCCTGGCTCGCACCCACCGGTCCGGCGTTGTATGGCGCAATGGCGCGAAACTCCGCGTCGAGGAACACGGTTTCATTGATCGTGCTGGACGAGTTGGCTGAAATGATCGCATACGACGCGCGCGGCAAAGAGGCGGCTGACATCTGGTGCGACGGACTGATCACATTGTTTACAGCTACCGGCATTGCGGTGATATTGCGTCCCATACTTATTCCTCCAGCCCAAGGGCGATAAAGTTGGTATTGGCGGTGTCCGACTGCACCGTGATCGCCTCGCTGGCCGTCAGCTGGATGCCAGTACGCTCGAACATGCCGTTGGCCGGAATCGGCGTGTCGTATTCGATATAACTTGCCGCGAGCGTCGCGTTTTCACCGACGCTGCGCAGTGCCACGCGGATCTTGACCGGTACCGCGTTCCTGTTGCAAACCTCGACTGCCGCTAGCCCGTTCTTTCCCGCGCTGACTGTATAGAGAACGGCTTCGGTGGCCGCTGCGGGCGACTGCTTTCCTAGAATTGCCATGCTTGTTTTCCTCGTTAAAATTGCGATGCTAAAATTGAGACGCATAAAATGCGGTTTTCATCCTGGACACCCCCTGTACCCAGAGCGGGTTGACGCCATCGTTGCCGAGCACCAGCCCGGCCTTGCCTGTCATGTTGGGCAGCACGCTCTGGCCCAGCGCCAGCACCTGCAGGTTGGAAGCGGTGAGATCGGACGCGATCGACACGCCAGCCACGTGATCGACCAGTGCGATATAGGTGCTGATGTTGTCAGTGACGATGTCGTTCGCCAGATAGCTGGTGCCAGTCCCCCACACGCCGCGCCAGCGGATGCCGCCATTGAATTTCTGCCACCTGGCGGCGGCAAGGTCGGCCTGGAACGCGGCCGATGCGTGATAGGTCAGGGCGACATAGGTGTTGCCGCCATAGCTGACGATGTCGTTGACGTAATACTGGGTAGCGGTTGCCCATGGTCCGATCAGCCGGAAACCTGAGACAACCAGCGACCAGTTGGCGGGGCTGGTCGGGTCGTTGCCGAGCGTGTCCTGCCTGGCCTGGTACAGACTGCCGCCGAATACCACCTGGTCGTTCATGTAATACTGGGTCGCGCCGGCATACGCGCCGCGATTGGCCACGCTTTGCGTTAGCAGCGTCCAGAACGCTGCATTGGTCGGCAGGTTGCCCGTGGTGTCGCCTTTGGCGACATAGCAGTTCGCGCCATAGGAAACCATGTCGCCCTTGACGTAACCCGCCACAGCCGAATACGCTCCTTTGGGCGCTATGCCGGCAACGAATGCCTGCCAGTAGGTGGGATTGCTGGGCAGGTTGCCGGTGGTGTTGCCAAGCGCAATGTAGACGCTGCCACCGTAGGCCACGACATCGTTTTTGACATAGGCGGTGGCGGCGTTATAGATACCCTGTGGATTGATACCGGAAACAAAGGGCGTCCAGTAAGTCGCGTTGCTCGGCAGGTTGGCGGTCGTGTCGATATTGGCGATATAGACGCTGCCGCCATAGATCACCATGTCGTTCTTCTTGTAGGGCGTAGCGCCGGAGTACGCGCCCATGAATTCGACGCCGTCCGCGAACTGCGACCAGTAGGTGGCATTCGGCGGAATCTGTCCCGTGTTGTCGGCAACTGCGACATAGACCTTGCCGCCGTATGCGACCGCTTCGCCTACGTGGTAAGCCTGGGCCGGCAGGAAGGTGCCAGTGAAATTGAAGCCCTTGACCATCAGCGCCCAGTGGGTGGTGTCGGTCGGCAGGATGCCGGCCTGGGCCAGCGCGAACGTGTAGCAATAGACGTTGCCGCCGTATTTCACGATATCGTTCGCCTCATAAATCGTGGTCGCGAGCCAGTCGCCGGCAAAATGAAAGCGCAGCTTGCCGAGATCAATGATTTGCGTCATGTGTTCCTCAATGGATGGTCAATAAATAGTCAAAAGAAGATGGCCGTTGGCATCGAAAGAAAAGCCGAGCGTGTCTTGCGTCCACACGAATTGCCGGTAGTCGTCGGCGCGTATGACCGAGGGGTCTGGCATGGACACGACAGTGACGCCGTCGTTGATGACTTCGACGTTTAGGTGCCCGTTTTGCGGATTGAGCCGGAATCCGTAAAAACTCTTGTCGCCAAGGTCGGTGCCGGTCGTGTCGCCGCTGCCGACTGCATAGAATTCGGCCATTAGGACACCCCCTCGAGCACGGACACGCTGGCGTCAAATGCGTTGGCAAGCGCCGACTGCGCCATGATCTGGTCGCCGGGAAGCAGGATGCATTTCCTGCCCTGCGCGGGATCGACCGACTGGCCTCCCGCGACTTTGCCGTTGCGCAGCAGGTTGATGTCGCTGGCGCCACCACCTGCGGCGGGACGGATGAGTACCGTCAGCGGCAGCGCGCCGGGCGTCTTGTTGGTAAGGAGGCAGCCAACCAGCACCGCCTTGGTGTTGGCTGGCGCCACGTAAAGCGGCATCAGCGCCGCGCCGATGTTTGCTGTCGCTGCACTGGTAAATGCGGTCGTCATTCAGGTTCTTTCTGTCACGTGAAATGGGTCAGCTTCCAAAAACAAGCGCATACGCGATCGGATCCACGTACCCCGCCAGCTGGTCGACGCTGGGCCGGCCGGTGAGATCGACATAGTTGCCCGATGTGGCAACTGCCGCCAGTCCGGAAATGTCGGCAGCGCCAAGCTGCACCGCGCCCTGCTTGCCGGCGACGGAAGTCACGAGATTGCCGGCGGTTGCCTGCTGTGCCGCCTGAGCGGCGATGGCGGCGGAAGCTGCGGCATCGTTGGCCTTGCCTGTCGCCGTTGCCGCCGCTGAGACTGCGGCGTCCCTGCTGGTTCCGGCCGTGGTTGCCGATGCTGCGGCACTGGCAGCGGAAGCATTCGCGCTGGTCGCCGCAGTGGTGGCGATGCCGGCTTCGGTCGTCGCGGTGGCGGCACTGGCCGCTGCCGCGCTTGCCTGCGTCGTTGCCACGCCCGCCTCAGTCGATGCGGTCGCGGCGCCATCTGTTGCGGCGCTCGCTTGCGTGGTCGCGATTCCAGCCTGCGTGGTGGCAGTGCCCGCGGCGGCAATCGCCGTCGAGGCTTGTGTCGTCGAAGTGGAAGCCTGAGTTGCGGCAACGGTGGCGCTGCCGGCAGCGGCATTTGCCTGGGCAGTGGCAATCCCGGCCTGAGCTGTTGCGGTGCCTGCGGCCGTGGTTGCCGTTGCCGACTGGGCCGTGGCGACCCCTGCCTGCGTGGTGGCGGAAGTTGCGGCAACGCCTGCGGTTGACGCCGATGTGGCTGCGCTGGCAGCGCTGAGGACGGCGTTGTGCGTCGCAGCCTGCGCGGTGCTGTCGTAGTCGCCCCACGTACTGCCGTCATAGACGCGCAGTTTGCTGGAGACGGTATTGAAATACTCGACGCCGGCAACCAGCGCATTGCCGTTTCCATCCACTGCGGGGTCCGCAGCGAAATGACCGAGAAACACGGACCGGAAGAAGCTGAGCGCCGCAGCAAGCGATGAAGCCGAACCCGCAGCGGACGAGGCGCTACCCTGCGCCGCAGTGGCCGAGCTGGCTGCGGCAGTGGCGCTTGCCGACGCCGCATCGCGTGCAGCGAGCGATGTCGTCAATGCGGTATTCGCACCGCTGGCGGCCGTCTGCGCGGAAGTCGCTGCAGTGGTGGCAGTGCCGGCTGCGGTTAGCGCCGTGTTCTTGCTGTCGAGCGCGGATGCGGCAGCGGCCAGGTTGGCGGGATTGACATCGCCGACATCGCCTTTCGGTCCCTGGATCGAACTGGATTTCCATGTCGTCCCGACCCAGACATATAAACTGCTGCCGATCAGGTAGGCATCACCCGTTGCGCCCGAAGCAGGCAACAAGCCGGGATCGGTCAGCACGCCTTTCAGTTGCAGCCCGGCGCCGACCAGATCGCCAGCGAGATAGGCATCCCGAAAGCTGCCGAAGGTGTTCAGCAGAGCGGAAGCCTGCGCGGCCAGATCGACGATGTAGGACTGCGTCGGTGCAATCGCATACGCCGCATTCGCCGTGGTTGGACCGGCATAGTCGGCGACGAGCGTCAATGCAGTCGCGCTGGTTACGCTGCCGACCTCGTAAATATGACCGTCCGGTGCGCAGAAAATGCCGCCCGGCGAAACATGCGTTACGAAGTCGGTGCCATTACCGGTGATGGCATTGCCGCCATTGACCAGCGAGACCGATCCTGTCTTGTACCAGGCCATGGTTACCTGGCCGCTTGCACCAGCACTGCGCCGGCAAACACGTTCTGCGATGCGACAGCACCATCGGCACTCGCAGGCGCAGGCATGACCACCGCCGCATACAGCCAGTCGAGCGCGCAGGCGCCGTCAGGAATGCCCGGTACCTGGACGTTGTGATGCATCAGCGCGTTGCGCCCGGCCGCCTGCGCATCCTGCGAGACGTAGCCTTCAAGTAGCGCAGTGGAGAGCTGGTTGCTCACATCGACCGAGTAAAAATGGATGACGTGGAACGTCGCGTCGGCTCCGGTGTTCGGATCCTCGATCCGTGCGCTGATGCCCTTGATGGTCATGATGGATTTCCTTGTTCTGTGAAGTCGAGACGAAAAAAAACCACCCGCAGGTGGTTGGTGATGAACGTGCAAATGCCGGTTACGATTTTGGATAGCGCTGCTTGACCGCATCGCACCTGGCGAGATATGTGGCCATCTTTGATGCGTCCCCTTTCGCCTGCCAGTAAATCGCGTCGGCCAGGTCGGCGAGCGGTGGATATTCCTTTGCGCGCAGCACGCGATAGTCCTCGGTATGGTTAATGATCATTTTGTGATGGTAAAAACAGCGTCAAGAAACGGAAACGCGATCACGGTGACCGTGTAGATTCCGGCAAGCGTCAGGTTGAGCGTCGCCGTGCCATCGGCGCACGGGTATTCGGATGCATTGATCCGGATTACGCAAGGCACCGGCAGGTTCGACAGCGTGGCGCCGGTCAGTGCGGCCGGGTTCGGCGGCCTCGGGTGCGCCACGCCATTGGCGACGTAGTGACGGTCCGTATCTGCTGTGCCGACGTAGATGTTGCCGTCCTGCAGCGCCAGCATTGCGGCAGGCATGCTGCCCGTCGCCAGTATCCGGCCCGTGTCGTCATATCTCGCAAAGTCCGTCATCGCATCGCTCCCAATACCGTCAACGACCAGTTGCCTAAATTCCAGGTGCCACCGCCGGGCCAGTCGTTGGCGAACCACAGCGTGAAAGAGTGGGCACCCGCCGCGAGGTTGACGACGGCAGACGCCACGTGCGACGTGGTGATACCGGACGGCGCCGTGTCCGACGCCGCCAGAACGGTATTGCCGTCCGCCCGAATTTCCACCCTCGTGTTGCCGCCATCGCTGGGCGCACCCGATTGCCACGTCACCAGCACGATCACCGGCGTTGGCACTGCATAACTGACGTTCAGCGTGGCGGAAAACACCTGCGACATCACGTAACTTCCGCTCCCGGAAAACGGTCCGGCACCGCCGTTGCCGCTGATCGATGCCGGGATCGTGACCGCGTTGCCGCCGATATTCAGCGTCCCGACCGCCGCCGAGGCAATCTTCGCATTCGTAATCCAGGCGGTGCCGATCAGCGCCTGGCTGATAAAGGTCTGCCCACCCTGGATCACGAACGGCGTGGTCAGGGTGCCGCTGCTCTCGTCGATCATGGCGACGCGGTTGGCGGACAGCAGGATCTGCGATTCGACGATGCCGGTGCTGTTCGAGACGCCGACGCCGATCGACGCCAGATAGGTCCGACCGCCGGTGGCAATCTGCGTCTTGATGGTGGACATCGCCGACAACTGGCCGTTGGTGGTGGCAAGCGCACTGGTGGCGGTCTGCGCCGACGCGCTGGCGTTGTTCGCGGTCGCCGCGACCGTCGTGATGTTCGACGACAGCGCGCTGTCGGCACTGGCGCGCGCCGATGCTTCAGACTGGATTGCTGCCGCATTGCCGTTGGCAGACGCGACCACGCTGTCGATGCGCGTGGAGAGTGCGCCGTCCGCGCCGGCCCGCGCATTCTGTTCCGTCACAATGGCTGCGGTGTTGCCGCTGGCGGTTGCCACCACGCTATCGATGCGCGTGGACAGTGCGCCATCGGCGCTGGCGCGTGCATTTTGCTCGGAGACGATGGCAGCCGTATTGCCGTTGGCTGTCGCGGCGACGCTGTCGACCCGTGTCGATATGGCGCTGTCGGCATTGGCCCGTGCGCTTTGTTCGCTGGTAATGGCCGCCGTGTTGCTGTTGGCGGTTGCCGCCACGGTCGTCACCAGCGTCGAGAGCGCGCTGTCCGCATTGGCGCGCGCGGTTTGCTCCGAGAGGATCAGCGCGGTATTGCCGTTGGCCGTGGCCGACACGCCGCTGATCTGGCTGGCCAGTGCGTCGGTGGCGGTGACGCGCTGGGTCGCTTCGCTCGTCACCTGGGCGGCGACGCCGCCGATGGTCGACGTCAGGCTGTCGCGCGCAGCCTTCAATGCATTGTCTGCGGCGATCAGGCCGGTCAGCTGGGTTGCCGCCAGCTGGTCCTGCTGGCCGACGCCATTCAGCAATACGTCGATCTGCTGCAGCACCGGGCCGATGAGCGTTTCCGCATCCTCGATCGGTTTCAGGACATCCTGCCCGAGTTCCGTCTTGCCGATCTGGCCAGCGAGGTAGCTGAGAATATCGGACGCGTCGGTACTGGTGGTGGCCGACGCCGGTCCCGACCAGGCGCTGACATTGCCGCTGGTATCGACTACCCGCGCCCAGTAGGAGCGTGTGACGCCGGCGCCGAGGCCCTGTTGCGTCCATTGCGCGGTCGGGTAGGCGATCTCGGCCAGCTTGACGGCGGTCGCCTGGTCGCTCGACACGCCGCCCCAGATTTCGAGCAGTTTGGTATCGACTGACGCTGCGTAGATCCAGGCCAGATGAATCTGGAGGATATCGCCGCTGGCCGACAGCGCGGTCAGCGGCAGTGGTGCCGTCGTCTTGGGGCTGACCACATAGGTGAGAACCGACGGGACGGATTCGCGCCCGATGGCGGACACTGCCACCACGGAAAAGTAATACGTGGTCAGATCGACATTGTCGATATCGACCGAGGTTTGATGCACCTCGCGCGCGTCCTGCTGCCCGGACGCCGTGCGCCACGACACCCGGAAGGTCCCGGCGGACGACGCCCACGACAGGGTCAGCCGCAAACCGGCGACATGACCGGCGACGATGTAGGGCGATGTCATCGCAGACAGGCTGCCGGGACTGTCCGGCGCGGTCTTGATGTTGCTGACCTGCGGCAGATCGAACCGGGCGCCGTTATCGACCAGATCGAACAGGCCGTCATAGTGCGCGATCGCCATGACGTCGACCACGTTGTTGTCGCTCTCCTGCACGCCCATCACGCGCCAGGTCTCGGCGGCGAGGTCGTTGGAGGCAATCACGTAGATCGCATTGGTTTGTGGCGCCGCCGCCAGCGGCGGCATGATATGGACGGTGCGCGTGGTGACATTCATGCCAGCCGGACCGACGATCGCGCAGGCATTGGTGCTGCCATCGCTGCCGATGACATCGATCGAATAGGACTTGCCGTCTTCCAGCACGAAATCGGCGTCGAGCGTCAGCACCGAAGCGGTCGAGGGGCCGAGCCTGCCGCCCATGCGTTTGCCGGCGCGATTGAGGTCGGATGTCTTGATGATCGCGCCCGGATAGAGCGCGCAGCCGTCCAGCCCTGCCTTGAAGGCAACCGATTCGGTTGCGTATTTTTCGGTGGCCAGCAGCCAGTGTCCAAGCCGGTGCGCCTGTCCCTTCGACGTGCAGCCGAAGGCTGTCAGTTGCGTCTGCACGACGCCAAGCTGGCGGACACCTTCGTCGTCCTGCACATACTCGATCTTCTGGCGGTAGAAGTCGGCGGGGTCGTTCCAGCCGATCAGCGCGACGGTATGGCGCTGCTTGATCGAGGTGCCGGAGTAACTGAAAACACCATCGATCACATTCGCGTTGGTATACAGGGCGCTGGCGTCGGCCGGGCGATCCTGCATCGCAACGATGGTGCCGGCGCTCCAGAACGTGATCGCGCGGAAGATCGATGCGAAATTCTGGGCGACCGAATAGGCTTCGGCCCGCGTTTGCAGGTACAGGTTGCAGGTAAAGCGCGGCTCGAAGCCGCCGTATCCGTCCGGCACGGTCTGGTCGCAGTAGCGCGCGATCGCATACAGCGCCCACTTGTCGATACTGGATGGATCGATGAAATCGCCCAGACCGTAGCGGCCATTGGTCAGCAGGTCGTAAAAGCACCAGGCCGGATTGTCCGACCATGCCAGCTTGAAAGTGCCGTCCCACAGATCACCATAGGTGCGCGCCACCGGATCGTAGTTGGTGGGAACGCGGATGATCAGACCTTTGATGCCGTAGGCCCGGCTCGGGATGGACGTGAACTGCGCAGCGTCGATCTGTGTGCCTACCAGTACCGAGTTCGGGTAGGCCAGGCGCGAACCGATGATGCCGGTATAACTGTCGAAGAAGGTCTTGTTGTTGACGGCGGAAGTCGTCGCGTCGCCTGTCACGCGGGTGACGCGCACATCCCACGGTCCGGCCCCTTCCAGCTTGATCAGGTACGCGCGTTGATAGCGGCTGCTGGTCTTGCCGGCGATCGTGTCGCTGACCCTGTTGACATAGCCGCCGCCATTGGTCTGCACCTCGATCGTGATATCGACGGAACTGCCGGTGATATTGCCATTGGTCGTGTCTTGCGTAGTGAGGGCCGGCACCGACACGGTGACCCGCAGGCTGTCGAGATTCGGGTTCGTCAGCGTGCGCACGATCGGCACGCCATTCTTGACCTCGACGCCGACTGCGGTTTCGTATTCGACGTCGGACACGCCATCGAGCGGCAACTGGTCCTGCGTGCCGTTGCGCCATTGCGCGGCGACATCGACGAAATTGAAGGTGCCGTTCGTATTCTGCAGTGGACCGCCCGATGCCTGCGTCGATCCATCCGGATTCTGCAGCGGCACCTCGTTCAGGTAGATCGATTGCAGTCCGTTGATCAGCCCGACGATCGGCCCTTCGCACAGCACATCGATCACCTTGGCGATCTGGCGGGAACGCAGGCTGTCCGACGCTTCGGTCGCGCCGGATCCACCGCCACCCTTGCCGCCACCACCGGCGCCGCGTATGGTTGGAGCACTTGCAACGGCAGCCCGCCTGACAGCAGAATCAATGGTAGGAATATCGCTGCTCATACTGCAATCTGCTCCACCGACAGCCCGGCCGACACGACCTGCGATCCGACGATCATGGCGCCGTAGCAGATCGGCACGGGATTGCCCTGGGCGGTGGTGTTGACCGGGCCGTTGAAGCAATAGGATGCCTGGTTGTTGGGAGGCGTGGCAGGACCGGGAGGGCGTATCAGCATCTGCGAGATGCCGCCGACCATCATCGAAACGCCGATATTCACCAGCCACGACTGGTCGAAATAGGCGCCGACCACGACCAGCACCGCGCCCAGTATCGTCTGGAACACGCCGTGCCCGGCTCCGGCCACGACCGGCACGATCCTGATGGTGGCATCATCGCTCGTCTTCAACAGATCCTTTTGCCCGATATTGGTCTTGCCGACAAATACATGAAAACCCGCCGCAGAATGCTGGAACAGGTAAGCCTCGAATCCTTCCAGGTTGGCGCGCAGTGCGCGTATCGCTTCGGCCGGCGACCTGACGTCGAAGCGGAACACGCGCCCGAACCGCCTGCCGAGGTGACCGTAGAGCCGGACTTCACGCATACTGTTTTGCATCGTATTGTGCATCAATCAAACTCCTGTGCCGGACCACCTTGACGGTGCTGCGCTGCCAGTAGCCGCCATAGATGTCGCGGCTCGACAGGCGATGCATGCAGTGTTGCAAGATGAGTCCGTCGCCGATATATACGGCCGCATGGTTTGGCACTTCCGCGCCGATCTGCATCAGCAGGCCATCGTGTTTCCGCATCGGCTGGTCGTTCGCGAGGGTGACGAATCCGGCTCGCTCGAAATTGTCCAGATAGAGATTGCCGCCGCTGGAATGACTGCCCTTCAGCCACCATTCCTCGTCGCGCTCGAAGTCTGGGAGGTCGAGCGCGAGTTCTTGCCGGTAGTAATCCCGGATCAGCGAATAGCAATCCAGGATGCCGTGCGAAAACGCGCGTCCGACCAGTGGCGCCTGGTAGCCGCTTGGCGCAAAGGTATGGATCGCGCCCGTCGGCCAGTTAACGATAATCCACGGCAATCCCGAGCGCCCGCAGCTGACCAGATCGGCTTCCGACGGAAACGGGGGCATGCCGGGGTGGCTGTGAACGATGTGCGTGATCTCGCCGGTTTCCTCGGCTGCCGCATAGTCCTGCGGCCTGATCGCGAAGTGGCTGTTGCCGGGCGCGATGTTGGTGCAGGGGATATAGCGCTGCCTGCCGCGCGCAACGACCACCACGCCGCAGCATTCGCGCGGGTAAGCGCGTTCGGCGTCGGCGCGGATCGCGGCAAGAACGGCGTCGCTGACCGGAATCATTGCACCAGCCCGCAGCCGGGAAAGCCGCCATACGGCAGCACGCCGGAACCGAAGCGCAGCTTGCAGTCGGTGAGCCGTTTGCCGCACAGATCGAGCGTGAGGTCGGTGGTGGTGGTGCCGTCTTCCTTTGCAACCGCGCCGCCGGCATAGCCGCACTCCGGCGAGCGGTAGACCCAGGCGCAGCAATTCTGGATCATCTGGCGCCGGGGCAACGTGACGCCCTGCATGTCCAGGGCGGAAGCCAGCTCGAATTCCATCTGCGTGGGGTTTTCATTCGCCTTGCGGTCGATGATCCAGATGTCGTCGGGCAGCGCCTGGTTCGGATCGGCCTGTGGATTGCCGGATGCGAAATTCACCGCATCCAGGAAGCGCGCGAAGGTGCGCTTGCGAATGAATCTGCAACCGAGGAAATAGCCGAACTCGCGCGCCTGGGCGCCCATCAGGCCCTGCGCATTGGATACTTTGACGACTGGACGCGGCAGCGCGCCCGTGCTGCGCTTGTCGAAGCCAGTCGCCTCGATCGGGAAGCGCGCATAGGTCTGTCCCTGCCATATGACGTCGCCGGACAGTTCGTTGGTGCCGGCATGAAAATGGAACACACCACCGCCCTGTTTGCCGAGGTCCAGCACGAACAGTTCGATCAGTGCGGAGGGTGCGAGGCTCTGTATTTCAGTCTGGATAGTTTCAGACTGGATGGTGTCGGTTTGGAATGTCATGGATGCAAAAATGCCGCCCGCAGGCGGCGTCGTGAATGTTGAATGACTAATGGTTAATTCCCGAAATCCTGCTCAAACGTGGCGGTGATCGTCCACAGCTTGTCGGTATTGATCTGCGCCGAATAATCAGCGCACTTGAAGCGGAAACTGGTCGTCTCGCCTGGCGGCTGCCAGTCGAAGGCCGTGACGCCGCCGGCTGCCCGCAGAAAGCCCATGATCGAGTCGCGCTCACTGGCTCGCTTGTTGGCGAAGGTGAGCGACCACGACTGCGGATTGGTGTTCAGGCCGAAGGCGGTGCGCTGCTCGTAGCCGTCGCCGAACTTTGCCACCACGACCCTTGGTTTTTCGGTCAGGCTGGCGTTGCTGGGCGGGAAAGTGAATGTCGTCATGTCGCCAGCAAGCCTCCCGAGCGCTTCTCTGCCACGATCACCTCGCGCACTTTGGCGCCGATCATCGCTCCCAGTTGCGACATCTGGCGTGCGTTCCCGGTCGACGAGGTGGTGCTGTCGCCGGTCTGTGCATTCACCGTGATGTTGATGGAAACGTCGCCGCTGCCGGGGGATGGTTTGCCGGTGAGGCCGCGTATCACATCGGCCTGTGGCGCGGGCAGCACCATTTCCTTTTCGTGCAGTTGCGTCAGCGGGTTTACGCCGGACGGAATGTCATATCCGCCGGCAGCCGACATGATATCCATACCGCCACCGTCGCCGCCAGCCCACGAACCTGCCGATCCGGCGCCAGAGTCCGAGCCCGATCCGAAGCCAAAGCCGGACGAAAACCCGCCAACCGCCATGTCGACGATCCCGGCGATCGCCTTCTTGATCAGGATGCGCTCGATATCGGCCAGGATGGATGTCGCCAGGCTCTTGAACGACAGTTTGCCGGTCTGCACAAAACTGACGAAGGCGTCTTCGGCACCCTTGAATGCGTTGTCCATGGCATTGCCGATCTGCGCGCCGACATCATTGGCCGCTTCCCCATACTTGCGGATCGATTCGCGCGCGTTGAACCAGGGATCCTTCTGCTTGTCGTTTTGCTGCTGGATCAGGTCAATTGCCTTTTGCGTTTGCGCGGCCCCGGCCGCAACGGCGCCGGAGACATCCGCATTGGGATCCTTCAGGTGCAACTGGCGGATCCGTTCCTGCACTTCCAGGTCGATCTTGCGCGCGGCGGTCAGCTTGGCGATCTCGAGCGTGCTCTTGCCCATCAGGTCGATCGAGAACTGCTGCTGGGCATTCGACAATTCCTGGTTGCGCGTCCATTCGATGGTGGCGCGGTCGAAGTCGGAATAGATCTTGAGTTGTTCGGAGCTGGTCTTGATCATGGCAGCGCTGGCCTCGGCTTCGGCTGCGGCGCGCTTGGCGGCAATTTCGATCAGCTTGACGTCGGCGGCGGCGATTTTTACCTTGTCGGTATCCGTGCTGAGCGCCGCCTTGTACTTGTTGACCGCAGCGGCCTCCTTGTCGTAGGCGGCCAGCGTTTCCGTATAGTTGTCGGCGATGAGCTTGCGCTTCTCGTCGTAATAGGTGCGGGCATTGATGTACTCGCTGTCATACGACTGCTTGAGGAAACCCTGCCGCGTTTCCATGCTCTTCTTCTCGGCCGCGATCAGGGCATCCTGTGATTTCAGGTAGCCTTCGAGGATGGTCTTGGCGGGGTCATCGGCCGGGCCGTCTGGCTTGTCCTTCGGTTTCGGCACCCATGTCTTGCCCTTGGCAGCGGCCACGCCGGATTCATTGCGATCGTCCAGCGCCCATGCCTGCTTCATCGCGTCTGAATTATGCCGTGCCTGCGCGACGATGTTGTCGCCGATCTCCCCCAGCCGGCCCTTTGCGTCGGTCCAGCCGGCAATCAGTGCTTCCTTCGCGCCGGTAAAGTCGCCCTGGAGCACCTTGACTCCCGCAGCCGCGACGCCGCCCAGGCCGGAGCCTATCGCCGAGACGCTGCCAACGATCGATTCGGCTACGATGTAGGCGACGGTCTTGAGCCCATAGAACAGCGAGGTGATCGTTGCGATGCTGTAGCGGAAGGTATTCACAGCAAACGGAAAGCCTTCCTTGAAGAATTCCGCGAGATCGGTCAGGATCGGCATGATGTTGTCGGCCCAGGCGCGCTTGAATCCCTCCGAGGTCAGTTCGGTTTCACGATTGAAGTCGCGCATCGCGTCTTCATAGCGCTTGACCGCTGCCTGCGAATCAGCGCCGATGCCGAGGTTATAGTCGTTCAGGCGCGCAGCCGCCGCAGCCATCGCCTCCTTGGTAACTGTCGCAGCGGCAGCGACCTGAGCTGCGGTCCCGAGTCCGATTGCGGAGGCTGCCTGGTTGCGATCCCATCCGGACGTGTATTCATTGAGAACCGCATTCGCATTCTGGATGGTGTCCGTCAATGGCAGCAGGTTGCCGTTGACGTCCTTGTATTTGACGCCGAGCCGGTCGAGCTCATCGGTATTCGTGTGGATCGCACCGGCAGCGCTGGTGAACACCGATGTGTAGTCCGATTTGTTCACGCCCAGTGCAGCGATCGCAGCGTTGGTGGCGGACGCCTGCTGGGCCGTCAGGTTGAGGGAATTCTGGATTTCCTTGATTTCGTTGTTGGTCGTGATCAGCGCATCGATGCTCTCGCTCTTGTAACTTTCTCCGGTGAACAAACCGGCGATGAAGCCTATTGCTTCCTTTATCACTTTATAGGTGACGTAGATGGCAGACAGTGCTGCGGCGCTGACGCCGGCGATCAATGCGATACCGGTGATGACCAGCCGGGTCTTGACGTAGGATTTGAATCCTTCGATCGCCTTGTCTGCAGTTGTTGCGCCGGCACCAACACCCGCACCGAATGCTGCCGCGAATTTCTCGGATGTCGAGGTGAAGTCGACGTTATCGGCTGCATTTTGCAAATCGTCAATCGCAGCGGTCGACTTTTCGGTGCTGGAGGCAATCGCATCGTTGGCTGCTTCCATGTTGCTGCTCATCGCCTTGGCAGCGCGTTCCATTTCGGCAGCGGCCTGCATCAGGCTGGTCTGGAACTGCTCGACCGATGCAGCCGACTCGCCCATGCCAGACTGGGCTGCGCGCGAAGCCGTATCCATGTTGCTGATAAATCGGGATACGTCCGCGTTGACGGTGATGGATAAATTGCCAAGAGCCATGTGTTTTTAGCAAAAGTGCGTGAAACGGGTTGACCGATTCATAAGGTGTGACGCCAGCATCGGACAGCTACGGAATCGGGATTTGTGCTACAATTTGCATGAAACTTCAATGAAAATCCATTATGACTACTAGCTTGCGACACCATCCCGCCGCCGTTAAGGGCGGCTCTGCCGGCCTTGCCAGCACCCTGCGCGCCGGCCGGGTCTATCGTCGCGAGGATTTGGCGCAGGTATCGAAGGCGGTGGATCGCGATCTGCGCGAACTGGTGGTACGCGGGCAATTGAAGAAGCTGGCGCAAGGTTTGTACTACGCCCCGCGGCAATCGGACTTCGGTACCGTTCCCCCTGACGATCAGGATTTGATGGAAGCATTCCTGCGCGACAAGGATTTTTTGGTTTTTTCGCCGTCCGCATATAACACGCTCGGACTGGGAACGACCCAGCTATACAATCGCACCCTCGTCTACAACCACAAGCGGCACGGAGTGTTTGCCTTGGGAAACCGTCAGTTCGACTGCAGGGTCAAGCCGCGTTTTCCGAAGAAACTCACGCCGGAATTCCTGTTTGTCGACATGCTCAATAATCTCGACGAACTGGCCGAGGACAAGGCGCTCGTTTCCGCAGAAGCGCAACGCAAGGTCGGAGAATTCGACCGCGCACGCCTGCTGCGGGCCTTAACCAGCTATGGCTCGGTGGCAACCAGGAAGCGCGTAGCGGGATGGTTGCATGCCTGAGTTCTTGCATGACCATCGCGATTTTTCCCAATTGATCGCTATCCTGGCCGAGCAGCGTGGCATCGACCCCGCGTTGGTCGAAAAAGACTACTGGATCATGCATTGCCTTTGGGGACTCCAGACACAGGGATTTCGCTTCGAATTGAAGGGCGGCACATCGCTCTCGAAGGGTTTTGGCGTTATTCACCGTTTTTCGGAGGATATCGATATACGGATCGAACCGCCGGATGATCTGCATGTCAAATTTGGGCGCAACCATGACAAGCCGGCGCACGTCGCCTCGCGGCGTAATTTCTATGACGGGTTGGCCACCCAGATTCGCATCCCGGGCATTGAGCGGGTTGAGCGCGACACCTTCTTCGACGACGACAAGATGCGCAGCGCCGGGATACGCCTGATCTATCCTAGCAGCATTCCGGCCCTTGCCGGTCTCAAGACGGGTATCCTGCTGGAACTGGGTTTTGACGATACGACGCCGAATCGACCCGTCGCGATTTCGTCCTGGGCCTTCAATCTTGCAGACGAGCGCAAAGTCGCAATGGTCGACAACCGTGCCCTGGACGTTGCCTGTTATGTGCCAACGTATACATTTGTCGAGAAACTGCAAACCATTTCAACCAAGTATCGGCGGCTGGTCGAGTCAGGTACGTTTTCATCCAATTTCCTGCGGCATTACTACGATGTCTATTGTCTGCTTGAACTGCCCGAGATTCAGGCATTCATAGGCACGCCGGAATATGCTGCACGCAAGGAACAGCGTTTTCGCACTGGCGACGAGCAGGTGATCGCCAGAAATCAGGCTTTCCTGCTTGAGGATCCGACCGAACGCGCGCGATTTGAATCCGAATACAAGAAGACGACAGCTTTGTATTATGAAGGTCAACCAGAGTTCAATGCGATACTGGATCGCATAGGACAGCATATTGGTGCGCTCTAGCATTCTTGGCTATATATAGCGGCATCAGGAGAAAAACATGATCAAATTCAAGAACGGCATGCGCCCGATTCATCCGGGCGAGATCCTGCGCGAGGACTATCTGAAGCCGCTCGATATGAGCGCACACGCGCTGTCCAAGGCTTTACATGTTCCCCCGGACCGGATCAATAATATCGTGCTGGAGCGGCGCGGAATCTCGCCGGACACAGCGCTGCGGCTGGCACGGTACTTCGGCGGTGATGCACGGTCATGGCTCAATTTTCAGCAGGCTTACGATCTGAAAATAGCCGAGCAAGAAGTGCTGCCAAGAATCATCAAGGAAATTCAGCCGATGGCACGTGCGGCGTAGCACAGCAATAAACTACAAGATTCGTCTGACCTATCGCAACTACGGTTCGTTAGCCGTTTTCTGCATCCAGTTTTTGCTTTAACGCCTCGAATCCCATCAGCAGCTTGTGCTGCTCCGCCGTCAGTCCGTTGACGCGTACCGGCTCTTCCTGACTGGTTTTCTGTTCCTTATGAAGATCAGCAAATATCAGGAAATCGCTTAATGCATAGGGTACCGGTCGCTTCCCACTGTCACGGTTTACGTTCGCCAGAATCGACGCCAGATGGGCCTGCAATGCGTCCTGCACGGACAGTCCCCATGGTTCGACGCTGTAGAATTCCTGCCAGTTCAAATATTCCGCCATCGGCATGGCTTCGATGTCGCCCAATGTCTTTCCGAGAGCGAGCGCCAGCCTGTGTTTGAACCTGCGCTCTGGGCAATCCCTCAGTTTTTTGCGTCGACAACCTTCTTGAAGCCGTTGACTTCCAGTGTCTTGCCGACCAGCGCGTCCATAGCGGCGTTGCTGGCCGCCTTCAACGCCGGCATGTCTTCATCCGCGAAGACGCGATTTCCGTCGCTGTCCACGACGGACAGCATGACCATGTTCAACCCGAACTGATCTGTCTTGTCATCGCTCTTGAGCACGGACCGAAGGCTATCGACCTCCGCCACGCTCAACTGCACGATGCCGATGTCGCCAAAGCCATCAATGGCAAGCGAAGTGGTTTTAGGCTTCAGCGCCAGCAGCAGCGCCGCTTTGTCAATTTGAAGTGCCATGGTTTTCCTTATTTAGGTCGTAATGGAAACGCCGGTGATCTTCAGGCTGATGGCGAGATCGAGCTTGCCATCCACCTTGGCGGTCGGTCCGTCGTACTTGGTGACATAGGCGTTAAAGCTGATCGTGATCGGTGTCGCTGAGCCGCCGAGTATCAGCTGGTAGGGCGACGTCCTTCCTGCCAGCACGTCGGCGTACAGCGCCTTCTGCACCGCTCCACCCGTGTAGTTGCAGGTCAGCGTAATCGTGCCGGGGTCGAGCAGGCCAGGCACCGATTCCTTGCCGTCCGACAGCAGGTGCGTGACATCCACCACGGCGACGCTGACACCGCCGAGCTGAATATCGGTGCATTCCTCAATGTCGGCGAAGACGACAGGGCTGGCCCCGGTACCGTGTTGCAGCCTGGTACCCTGGCTGCGGATGGCATTGGTCATAAATGGCTCCTAAAATGAAAAAGCCGCCCATAGGCGGCCATCGGTAGAAAACGAAATGTTCAGTCGTAAAACCAGAGCGAAAAATCGGTGCGCTCCCGAAACAGTTTGGTATCAGGTTCGTATGTCGCGCCTTCCGCGATGTGAATCGCGCCCAGATCGGGGTTCGCCAGCATGGCTTTCCTGACTTCGTCGCGCAGCACAATGGCGGCAGCCCGCGTATCCGCGTAGACATCAATCTGGAAATGCGGATTGGCCAGCCCACTATCGCCTTGCAGGGAATGGACACGCGCACCAGTAATTTTCTGAAAAATGACATACGGCGGCGCGTCGTTTTCCTCCACCCGGTCCGCACTGATTACGACGTCAGCGAGTGCTGGCCAGCCGCTCAGCGTCTGGAAGATCGCTGCTTCGACGCTCATTGGGCGTCCCCGATAATGGATGCGATGCGCTCGACCATCAATTGCTGGGCCCTGGGTGCGGCCGCCTGCACGCCTGGACGGAAGAAAGGCCGCGCCGGTTGCTTCGACGTGCCGAATTCATCAAATATCGCGTAATGCTCCTGCTGGCCTTGCGCACTGTCGTCGACCTGCACAATGGCCGAGGCAGCGTCAATGCTGCTGGTTTCAATGGTGTCGATCGCGCTGGCGAGGTTGCCGCTTCGTACCGGCGCACGCGCCCGGATTTCAGCTTCGATGACCGTCGCGCCATCAAGGACAATGTCCGGCAACGCGCCCCGCAATTCGTTGTGCAAGGCGTCGATGCTCGCAGCAAAATCGTCCAGTCCAGTGATTTTCGCTACGTCAGCCACGATTGGCTCCAATGGCAACCGCCAGATCCACATACTCGCGCCCCTGCGTGTCTGGCAATACCGCGGCGATGTTGTAGGTCGCGCCGCGGTACACTACCCGCATTGCGGCCGTGACGTCCTCGCGGTACCGGATGCGGATACTGGCAATCGCCTTGCTCACTTCAACCTGCCCGGCCATGTATTCCTTGCCACTCAGGTAACGGATATTCGCCCACACCAGCGCAAAGTCAACCCAGGCAGGCGCGGACTGGCCGAGGCCATCCTTGTCGCCGGATTTGCGTTGTATGGTCACCAGCCGATTGAGACTTCCGGACTGCAGGGTCATACGTAGAGGTCACACATAAAGGTTACACATAAGAGCGCACGCGATATTCCGCGATCAGGCTGTCGAGGAACGGGTTTGTGACCAGCGCATGCTTGCTCGACACCTCGCTTGCCGCATCGCGGTTGGCGAACCAGTTGCCGATCTGGAGCTTCATCCAGCGCTTGATGCTGTCAGGGACATCGGACGGCTTGCCGAATCCGGAGACATATTCAACGGTGACAGCGTCGGGACGCGTTGTGACATCGGGGAATTTGTCGACGCCGGCTCCCGGCGAGATGATCGCGAGTCCGCATGACTCTTCCACGGTGTAAGCAGCGAGCGTCTGCAGGTTGTTGGCGGCGTCAAAATACTGGATCGACGCAATCGACTTCACACGGCCACGATTCAGATACCATCGGGAGGCCGGGAATCCCGACAGGGTTTCACGATAGCTGGTGTCGGTCAGGCCGCAGCGCAATTCCGATTCAGCCATCGACTGCACGTCGCTCAGCAGTGCAGTCAGGTCGGCATCGTGTTCATGCTCGTCGGCGGTCAGGCGTACCTGCAGCCTGGCGTCGTCGAGCGTGAGCGCCGGCACCGGGATGTCAGTCCGGTTGAGCATTGGCTGTCTTCGGTTGCACACGCTTTTCCGGCTTGCCGGATTTGCTATCGCTTGATTCAGTCGCAGCGGTTGTTGCTGCCGCTGTGGTCAACGTGGCTGGATCGACAGCGACGCCGGCCGCAATCAGTTTGTCCGCAACATCAATTGCGAAATGCGCTGTTTCGCCGGGGTTGTAACTGCGATAGTGCTTCTTGAACTGGATAGATTTCATGTCTGGTTGGTCGCTTGATGGATGGCTATGCCGGTATGCAATGACGTTGGCGGAACGGTAGGTTGAATCTGTTGATGGTGACGACGTGGTCAACCGCACTGCGAATTCATTGGTCTGGCCTCGTGTTCGTCTGGGTTGAATTTATTGCTCTTCCTGAAATTTTCCACCGGTGCGAGCAATTGAAGATTCTCTGGTACATGCAAGCCGCAAACCAATCGTCCGCACAGCGGAATAAGGTGATCGACATGCATGCCGGTTCTCTTCGCACGCGCATAGATTTCTTTGATTGCGTCCAGATCTGACCAAGGTGGGGTCGCCTTGTGCTTCATGGCCCTGCGCTTCGCGGTATTGGCGTTGATGATGCCGGCGCTTTTTCGCTTCGTTTCTTTGACTCTTTCTGGATGCTTCGCCCGATAACGAGCGGCTTTGGTGCTGCCTACCTCGGGTCTTCGTTTCGCATATTCGGCGTTTCGTCTCAGGATGTTTTCCTGGTTGTTGCGATAATGGGTGGCCCTGTGGATCTTGTGGCATTCGCAGCAGCCAGCATTCATCGTGAATCGCTCGCAAATGTGGCCTCTGCGACATGGCTTTCCGGTGAAATACCGGGTCGCGCCGATGCACTTGGCACCCGTCCTGGAAAGGATTTCTTGCATGAAAGGTAGTCGAAGGCGATTATTTGATCGGGTAGCAGCTAGCGGCCACCCGACCAGTTATCCGAGGGAGACCTACATCACATATTTAAGACAAAGGGTGTTTGGCGGGACCTCTAGCGGTACCACGAGACCCCGTCCAAAATCGCGATCGCTTCCGCATGGCGCGGCCCGAAATCGTTCTCGGTGATGATGCGGATCAAGGTGAGGTCGCGCTGGAAGGCGGAGACGGTATTGCCGGTCGCGGGATCCGTGTACGCAGCATCCATCGATATCGCGACCGACATGTTCATCGATTCGCCGATCACCATTTCGGCGAAGTCGACAAAATAGATTTCGCTTCCGTTGCCGACTGCACCGGACGAGGACAGGTTGGTCGGGATCTCGGTGGTCATGCCGATCGGGAAGCCACGGAACATGCCGTCGGCGACTTCCGGAAACACCTTGTTGCCGGTTGTGGTCAGCAAATCTGCAAGGAACTGCACGGAGTCGGGATGCATCAGCCAACCCGGCTTGCGCAAGCGAATATTTGCGCGGCGCAGCGCCAAAACGCAACGACCGGCATCATGCATGATGGCTTGCACGAGATCGGAAGCGGCAAGTCCGGTCGTGGGTGTTGCCTTCAGGACGTTTTGTGGCAGACACCAGGTGCGTAAACCCTTCGGCGTGCTGTTGGTGCCGTCGCCGCGAATGAAGGCGACGTCCTCGGCGTTGGCCATGGAAAACGCCGTATCCTCCACGATCAGCGTATCGACACGGGTATCGATGCCGGCGAAACGGATCAGGTCATTGCCGATCGGCACGAGGCAAGCCAGTTTCTTGGCCACCAGTTGCACGTCGTCGAAGCTTTGCTGCGATACCGGCGCGTCATTGTCGCGTCCAATATAGCCAGCAATTGCGCCGCCAGCCAGGCGCGGGATGGTCAGGTTGCCGTTATTCAGAGGCAACGACAGTGGCCCCATGCCGCGCACCACGGCGTTGGGGATCAGACGCTCGATCACGGTTTGCGCCAGCACGGACGGGATCAGCACCGCGCCGCCGGAGGCATTCACGGAAGACAGCGCCATGGCGACGCCGTCACCGACGCCGTTGGCGCGCATGGTCTTTTTGGCAAACTCGGCGCCGGCCACCAGATTACCTGGCGAATGCTTGAGCGCAGCGACGATTCCCGAGAATACGCTCATGTTATGAGTGGCCTGCGCAGCGTGGTCCTTTGGTCGCGCATAGGTCTGGCCATAATCTGTTGGCGCCGCCAGGCCAGCGGCCAGTGCCATAGCTTCGGCCTGCGCCTGTTTGCCGGTTTCCACGCTATCGACCGGGACGGCCGATGCCATGGCGATGCGCTCTGCGCGATCAAGGGTATCGATCTGCGCGGAAAGCACGGTGAAACGTGCCTCCAGGTCGGCAAATTCAGCGGTTTCCGCCTCGGACAGCAGGGTGGTTTGCGCCTGGACGGCAAGCTCCTGCACTCGGGTGTTCAATTGGGTGCGTTCGCGTTTCAGTTTCTGGATACTCATCGGGACTCCGTTAAAAATAAAAAACCCGCCTGGGCTTGCGCCATAGCGGGTTGGGAATGCCTGACACGCGAACGCGGTCATGGCGAAATCTGGTAAATGAAAGCCGTTAGATCGGTCGAACTGACGGCTTTCAGGACAGCGGACTACATGTGAACGCGCAGATTCATGGCGCTTGCTCTGAGGTGTAGCGCCTGGCGCTGCATCTGCATGCGGAAAGCCTGCTGGGTTTGCACCGCTCTGGCGTCAACGATGCCTGACGCGATCCGATCAATCGCCTCTTGCGGAGTCTCCAGTCGGTCGGCAAGGCCGGCATCGAGCGCGTCCTGTCCGAAGTAGAGTGCAGCTTGCGTGTCGATCACCTGTTGCTGGGGTATGGCGCGAAACTGCGCGACGGCACCCGTGAATTGCTGGTAGCTTCTGTTCACCATCTCGGTCAACTGCTGCAGCGAAGCGTCGGTGAGCGGTTCGTTGGGTGTGAGGTTGTTCTTCATGTCGCCGCAATAAACGGCAGTGATCTTGATACCCATCGCCTCGTTCATTTTCGAGACATCCATGTGCTGCGCGATCACGCCGATCGAGCCGACGCCGCTGGACTGGCTGACACTGATGTCGTTGCAGGCGGCAGCGAGCAGGTAGGCGCCGCTCATCGCACTGAAATGAACGATCGCGGTGGTCGGCTTGATCTGGCCAGCGGCGCGGATCTGGTCGGCCAGTTCAAACGCTCCGGTCGCGGCGCCGCCCGGGCTGTCGATGTCGAACACGATGTGGGCAACGTCCGGATCGGCCAGCGCTGCATTGACCTGCGCGGCAACCGATTCATAGGCAGTCATTTGCTGGCACAGCTTCAGGTTGCCGGTGCGCGGCACCAGCGGTCCGGCAATCGATATCATCGCGATGCCGGAAGCGGTATCGTCGTCTTCACCATCATCGTCTTCATCATCGGGGCCGGCGCCCTGCATGGCGGTCCGCGGCAACATCGACGCCGAAGCGTCGGGAAGCAGGTGCGACCGTGCCAGTTCGACGGCCAGTGCCATCAGTTCGGGCGTCATCATGTGCGCCCGGTTAAAAATCTGGGAGAGAAGATGCGGGTACATAGGGGAATAAATGCGATTCATGAGAGCATGGCCTCAATGGCGGCAATCTGTTTGTCGGTGGCCCGCGCCGGTTGACCGGCAAGTTGATTGCCAGGCTGCGGCATCCGCGCGTCGGCCATGTTCAGCGGCTGCAGGTAAATATCGCCGCCGGCAACCGGCGGCAGGTTCTCCATGCGGCGAATGTCGTTGATCGACATCCAACCCCACTGGCGTGCCTGGGCATAGGCTGCGTAGCGCGACGTGATGTCGCCGCGCAACAGGCCGGCGACGCTGAACTGGATGATCATCCCCGCCAGCCGCTCTTCGTCAGACAGGAAGTCCCGCTCCATCGCTTCCTCGTGGCGTTTCAGCCACGGCATCAGCGTGTAGATCACGAATTCCAGCGACTGTTGCTCGATATTCGAGTGCGTCGCCCGGTCGAGGTCACCCAGCATGTGCGCCGGGATGCCATAGATGCGGGCAATATCGCGCACGCCGTACTGGCGTGCGGCGATCAGCTGCGCATCCTCGTTGCTCATCGAGAGCGGCTTGAAATCCATGCCTTCCTGCAGCAGCGCGACCCGGCCTGCGTTGTCGGTCCCGGCGTATTTCGCGGCCCATTCAGTGGTGATCCGCTCGATACCAGCGGGATCCTTGATGGCCGGTGCGCTGGCCGGCCGCGTGATCACGCCCGACAGGTGCGTGCCGTTGCCGAACATCTTGCCGGTATGGCGCTCGGTGCTCAGTGCCACGCCGATGGCGTCGCGATGCAGCGACACCGGCGAGAGGCCGGTATAGGCATTGTCCGAAATCCAGCGCACATGGTGGATGTCGCGCAAGGGGAACAGTCCCTCGATGCCGTCCGGTGCGCGCAGGATGCGGTAATACGGCATGCGGTCGACCGGGCTCACCATCACCTGCACGCGGTCGGCGTTGAGCGGATAAAGGCTGTTGACCCGGCCGCTGCGATCGTAGAATTTCAGTGCGAAGGCATTGCCGCGCAGCCCCAGCGACAGCTGCTTGAATTCGTTGAACTGGAATGGTGTCTGGAACGCGTTCGGTGCCACGCGCAACAGCGCATAGGCGGGATGATCCCTGACGATCGTGCGGCCATCGTCCGGCGTGGTCTGGTAAAAATTCACTGGTAGTTGCGCCACCGCTTCGGCCAGGATCGTCACGGCGCGCTGCACGGCGGTGAGCGCAAGCGCAGTCTGCGGCGTCACTACCGCGCCGGAATCGGCGCGGATGCCCCAGCCGCCAAGAGCGGAACCCAGCCAGCCGCCACTGCCTTGCTGCGTGACGTTGCCGTTGCCGGCAAATACGATGTCGGAAAAGAACATCAGTGATCCTGCATCTTTCTGGCGCTACGCGCAGCGACCGCCCGTGCGGCCATGAACGACCACATGAGCAGTCCCGCACCCGCGACAATCAATGCCGCAGGCCAGTAGATGAAACCGATACCGGCGACGAACAACGCAAAGCCAGTCAATCCGACCAGAAATGCAATGAGATCGAGATGCGCATTGACCCATGTGGCCAGCTTTTGGTCGGGACTCATTCGACTGTTGCTGCGATCGACGTCGGTACCTGGATAATCCGCCTGCCGGGCAGCCTGTGAAGCCAGCGCAGCACGGTGTACTTGAACTTGCTCATGATTTCACTCCAGGCGCCAGGCAGGCGGAACACAATTACGCCAGCGTGACGGTGATCGACTGTGGCGCGTCGTAGGTCGCGACGGACGGATGCGGTACCGTGAAGGACTGCGTAATGGCAGTGCCGATTGCCGTGCCGGTGGTATCCAGACGAACCGCGTTGGCCAGATAGTCGCCAGCAGGAACATTGGCAAATGTTGCTTGCGTATCGGTACCCACTTGAGCAGGAATCGGATTTCCGGCGGCGTCGTTGACCGGCTTGCCCGCAGGGTCGGTGATCGACAGACTCAGTTGACCGGCGGTGATGCCGGTTGGCAGGGCGAGCGGGCTGGTGGTGATGTTCAGAATTACATTCATGCTTGATCCTCTTTGGCAGTGCAGTTGAAAAAGCCCGCACCAGGCAATGCCTGGACGGGCTGAAAAAAATGAAACGGGTGCGAAAGTGCGCCTAGATGCCGACGCCCTGGTCATAGATCGATTCCATGACAGCGCCCGGCAGGTTGGCGCGGGCAAGCGCCATGATCAGGGCGACAATGCCGTCGATCTTGTTTTCGGGACGTTCCTTGCGCGGATAGATGTTGTCTTTTGCGTCCAGATGGGCGACCACGTTGGAAACCATCCAGGCCAGCACTGGATCGCCGTCATGGATCAGTTTCCTTTGCAATACCAGCGCTTCGAGCGTCTTCATCGGCTCCGAAAAATTGAGCACGGTGGGACGTACCTCGATCATCGGCAAGCCCTCGGCGATCATGCGCGTCGACAATTGCGTAGCCTGAAACGGATCGAACGCCACAGCCTGGATGGCGAAACGCGACACCGCATCAATCAGATCTGCCTCAATCCAGCCGAAGTCGATCACATTGCCGGGGGTAACGGTCAGACGTCCGGTGCGCATCCAGCCGGGGTACTGGCTGTTGCCGGTCGCCATCACAGTGTCTTCAGGCAGGTAATAGCGTCCAAAGACGGCAAAGCCACCTACGATCTCCGGATGAACAAACACCATGAGCAGCGCTGCGATGTCGGTCTTGCTCGCAAGATCCAGCCCGATCCAGCACGGTTGCCCTGCGAATGTTTCCAGATTCAGTGCAGGATCAGCGCAGCGATCCCAGGCGCGCATGTCCATCCAAGCGGTATCGGCATTGACCCATTCGTTCAGGTGCTTGGTCTTGAAGTTGTTGACCGCGCTGGGTAGTTGCATCGCCTTGGCCTGCAGCGGCAGCAGGATTTCTGCCCGCACCGAGATACCCCAGTTCGGATTGGCTTTTATCAATGCTGCTTCGCTGGCCCAGTCGTCGCCGTCATCCAGCCCAAAAATGATGCCGAACTGGCTGTCATCCTCAAACACGCGGTCCAGCAGCTTCGTCACGAAGGTGCGGACCTCGTAACAGATGCCGGCGCGATTGCTGCCAGCGGTGGTGATCACCCACAGCAGCGAATTGTCACGCTTGCCGGTACCGGTTTCGACCACGTCATAGACGGTGCGGGTCTTGTGGGCGTGCAGTTCGTCGACGCAGCCGAAGTGGATGTTCAATCCATCCAGGGTCGAGCCTTCAGCAGACAGCGCCTCGAATTTGGAACCGGTCGCCAGAACGTGCATGTTGTGCGCGCCGACGGCAACGCCAAAGCGCGACCGGAAGCCGCTGGACTTGCGCGCCATCGTCTGCGCATCGCCAAATACAATGCGGGCCTGGTCGCGCGTGGTGGCCAGTGAATACACTTCGGCGCCGCCCTCGCCATCTGCCGCCAGCATGTACAGAGCAACCGCCGACGACAGCGTCGATTTGGCATTGCCGCGTGGTACCTCAATATAGGCGCGGCGGAAACGCCGTGTCCCGTCCGGCTTGACCCAGCCGTACACGGTAGACAGGATGAAGACCTGCCATGGCTCCAGCGTGATCGCCGTTCCGGCCAGCGGCCCCTTCACATGCGGCAGCCGCTCGATGAAGGCGCACAGGTTGTCCGCCGGAGCGTAGGTCTTGCCGGTGCGATCCGTCAGCTTCGGGTTAAAGCGGTACGGACTGCCTTTGCCTTTGAAGCGCGCCAGATCGTCCAGCTGCCTTTGGCACGCGAGCTGCACCCAGCGGCAGGCCGGAATATCTTTCGCCACCACGGCTTCGGCATATTGACGGGCGCGCACAATATAGGATGCAGCCGTCATTCAATATCGACCATAGTTTCGTGTACATCCATGTATTTACTTTTTGTGCGATATGCACTAGGATGTACGTGTACACACATAAGGAGTTAAGCCATGGCAATGACCAAAGCTTTCAAAAACGGCAATTCGCAGGCGGTGCGAATCCCGTCCGAACTGGCTTACGAGCGTTCCGACCTGGATCTGGAAATCGAGCGCATTGGCGACGAAATTCGGATCCGTCCGGCGCGTCGGCGTCTGGACCGCGTGTTGTCCAAGTTCAGCCAATTTTCTGCGGAATTCATGGAACAGGGCCGCGGTGATAACGAGGAAGCGGAGCGGGATTCTGTATGACGCCAAAATTCATGCTCGACACGAATATGTGCATCTACCTGATGAAGCACCATCCGCCCGAAGTCGCGGAGCGTTTTGCGCAGTGTTATGTTGGCGAAGTCGTGATTTCCGCCATCACGCTGGCAGAACTGGAGTACGGCGTTGCCTGTTCCGGCGATAATCAGGTCAAAAACCAGCTGGCGCTGACGTCCCTGCTAGAAGACATCGCTTTGGCGCCATTTGACGCAGCGGCGGCCAAAGCTTACGGCCCGGTTCGTGTTGCGACCCGGGAACGAAAACGCGATGCGCTTGATAAATTGATCGCGGCACATGCGATCGCTCTCGGGGTCGGGCTGGTGACCAATAACGAATCGGATTTCACCAGCTATCCCGGGCTGACCGTCGAAAACTGGGTTAATAGTCACTGATAATCTGCATTGCATGCGTGATGACAACAGCTTTACGTCGATGCAGCATGAGTATAGTTATTGCGCATGCAGCAAGGGAGAAATTTATGCATGATGTCACCATCAACCTGCGCGCTCTTGCCGAACAGCGGGATATCATCGACCGCGCCGCGCAATTGCTTGGCAAGACCCGTTCGGACTTCATGCTCGAGGCCGCCTGCGACAAGGCGCAGGCGGTGGTGATCGACCAGGTATTTTTTGACCTGGATGCCGACAAGTTCCACAAGTTTATCCAGCTACTGGATGCGCCGCCCGCCCACAATCTGGGTCTCGAGCGCCTCATGGCGGTCGGCGCATTATGGAAAACTAAAGCCAATATGGGATAAGTTTGCAGTGCCGCGCGCCCGAGCCGCTATCGACACACATCGCCTGACGCTGATGCTATACCTGAACAGCACGCATTCCTGACAGCGTCATCCGGCGATATCCGCCCACGGATCACGCTCATTCCCTGTTTCAGCTGGCATTGAGATACGCGAGCGCGATGCCGGCGTGAACCCCATATCCGATTCATACCCCTTCATTTCCTGCGCCAGGTCGCGGATCACATCCATCAACGGCGAGCGACGCAGAATCCCGCTTGGCGTCTTGTGCAGCATCGCGGATACGCCTGCGCGGTTGATCTTGGCCAGCGCTTCGCGGTACATGCCAGCGCAGTTGGCCCAGCGCTCCAGCACTGCGCCATCCAAGGCGGAGAGCAGGCCGTTGGGAGAATGGCCGACGGCATACCTCCAGGCATCCTTGGCTGCGTCCGACATGTAATCGGGCGGATCGCCGAGTTGTCCGCGCGGCTGGGGTTCGTCGGCATTGGTGCGGCACTTCTGCAGCGTGCCCTTGATCTTCTTGACGGCGGTGGGCAGCGGTTTGCGTCCAGCCATTGAGTTATCTTCTATTGGTAAAGCCGCGCCGGTATTGGGTTGATACCGGATTTTCGGTAAAAAAAGTTTTTCATTTTGCACGCGCAGAAATTTGACTTGGCGCACGCATCCGCGAATCGCAAATCCTACAAAAGAGAACCTCCCCCACCCCCTCGGCGGGAGCGATTTCGGTCGTCAACGCCTTGCTGAGTGGCACGGCCAGACGAATATCGCGCAATCAACGCCGCCTACCCGACACTCATCGGTATATCGAACTCCTGCCACCTCACTGCACCTGATAGTTGGTGACGAGCGTGATATCAAATTGACAGCGTCGACAAACGGGTGGTATGTGTCCGCGCCGCCAACCACATCCATCGAATCGATGAGGGGATGCATTCCCAATGCTCCCCTCTCTCTTTAGAGACAAACGCCGGGAACCCGGGAACCCGCGCCAATGCTGGGTTTGCGCCTTCCCGGCAGGGTGTTGGGAACGATATGGCCGGGAACGCAGAAAACCCGCATGGGTGCTGGCTCCAATCGTTCCCGGACATGAGTCGTTCCCGGCGGGAATCCGGGAAGGCGGGAACGATTGTGCTGACCGGTATTTGCCAGCGGAAGGAATATTCCATGCAAGCTGAACGCGCAAGGCAACTCCGAAAAGCGGATCCTCCCGCCAAGCACTCACTGACCCTCATGCACCAACAATACGTTCGTATTTAGCGCGCACGCCGCGCATTGCCAAAGCCGCCATCGTGTTTTGCGGTAAGGAGGGAATGGCAGGATGCACAGGTGGGAGCCAAATTGGATCGTTCATTGTTATGGCTGTCGCCATCGACGTGATCGACCACCGAGGCCGGCGTGACCACGCCTTGTCGTTGGCATTCCCGGCACAGCGGCTCATCAAACAGCACTTGTGCCCGTAGCGCCCGCCATGCCGCGCTGTTGGTCGGCAAGGCACGGCTTTGCTGCCGTTGCCGTTTGCGTGCCGGGTTGTCCCACTGACGGCGATCTGCGCGATGCGCCTGGCAATAACCCGGCGTGTCCAGCACGGCGGCACAGCCGGGATGTCGGCACGGAGTTAGGGCAGAGCGGGGCATGTGTTGATTTTACCGCGATCTAGTCGCAACTTTTTACAAAAATCATCGATTACGTACTTGGCTTTTGATCGGAATGAAGCGTTCATGTCGTTGTCGCGATTGGCGACGCAACCAGACCAAGCCGAGGAGAAACAGCATGACCAGAGACAGCAACGAGATCGCCCAACACGCCAAGGACTACCTGCGTGGATTCGGATCAACCGGCAACAACGCATTGCAGCAACTCGCCGCCTTCAAGGACTGGCAGCGAATCGCGCAGCAAGAACTGGAACGCCGCGCCTGCCGCGTGATCGGGTGTTTCGACGATGACATCCTGCAAGCGATTGCGTCCGGTCAGATCGACCTCCCGGCGCTGGCCAACGAAGTGGCCGCAACCAAGTAAAGCAATTCACCCCCGCCAACCGGCGGGGATCATCCAACCTTAAGGAAACAGAACCATGACTACCACGATCAAACTCACCGATACCCAACGCACCGTATTGCTGCAAGCAGCAGAACGTCCCGACGGCAACATCGAACCTCTGCCACCGCAACTGAAAGGCGGTGCGCGCCAGAAGGTGATCGACGGCTTACTGAGTCGCGACCTCGCCAAGAAAAAGCGCAAGGACATTGTGATCACAGACGCGGGCTACGCAGCGGTCGGTTGCAGTCGCCCACAAGCGGCAACACCAACCGATCCCGCGCTGGACGCCGCAGTCACGGCGGTCGAGGCAACGTGGCAAGGCGATGGCCAGCCTCGAGACAAGAGCAAACAGACGCAAGTGATCGCCATGCTGAAACGTCCGGAAGGCGCGACGATCGCGCAGATCGTTGAGGTCACTGGCTGGCAGGCGCACACGGTGCGCGGCACATTCGCCGGTGCGTTCAAAAAGAAACTCAAGCTCGACATCACCTCCACCAAGGAGCCCGGCGCCGATCGCGTCTACACGATCAGCACAGGAGCATAAGCATGGCGGACGACTTATTTGCGGGAATCGCGCTCAACCGCTTCGAGACCGTTCGCTTCTGCGAGGGAGCGGATGGGCGATTTCGGCTGATGTGGCAAATCAACATCCCGACCGCGCTGTTTGCCGGTCAGTGGTTCGACTACGGCCTCACCGTGTTGCGGTTGGCCGACGACGAACAGCAACGTTACACCTTCATCGCACCGCGCCAGCTGATCAAGCTGCGGTTTTACGAATCGGCGATCGATGCCATGCATGCGGCCATCGACGCGTTGCCGAAATAGTGGCGAACATGCGCGACATCCATCAATCATCGCTTGATGTTTCCTGTGAACGAAGCGTTCATGTGGTTGTCGCGATGAGCGACGCAACCATCAAGGAAACTGAAAAATGACCATCACTATTGAACGCACACCTCGCACGCTGACCGTCTGCGGCAACACCATCCAGGTCGAGGAGCTCGGCCTGCGCCTGCCATTCTCCCGCAAGCCTGCCGATCTCAGCGAGGTCGGCGGATCGGGAAGCTACCGCGTCTTCGTCACCGAAACGCGGGAGATGAGCGCGATTGAATTCGATGCATTTGCCGCGCAATTATTATTGTCGCGCGAATGGTTGAGCGGCAAAGGCGGTTATGCCGAGGACGGCAGGCTGTGTGTCGAAATCAGCGCGCCGGGCCGGCCCATCCTGCTCGTGGATCCGTCAGGCAGCGACTACGCCCGTTACGTCGCACGTCTAGGCTGAAGCGACGATACCGGCAACCATATCGAATTCCAACCCGTCGGACTGACGGGTTGCTTTCTTGCCGCTCCATTCCTGCCAACGCTTGACGATCACGTCCACGTATTTCGGATCGAGTTCCATCAGGCGCGCATGACGCCCGGTTTTTTCGGCGGCGATCAGGGTGCTGCCGGATCCGCCGAAGCAGTCCAGCACGGTGTTGCCGGGGCGGCTTGAATTGCGGATGGCACGCTCGACCAGTTCGACCGGCTTCATGGTCGGATGCAGGTCGTTTTTCTGCGGCTTCTTGACGTTCCAGACGTCGCTCTGGTCGCGGTCGCCGCACCAGTGGTGCTTCGCGCCATCGCGCCAGCCATACAGAATCGGCTCGTATTGCCGTTGGTAATCGGAGCGGCCGAGCGTGAATGTGTTCTTGGCCCAGATGATGAAGGTGGACCACTTGCCGCCTGCGGCGCGGAAGGCCGTTTGCAACGCGTCGAGTTCGGAGGAACTCATTGCGATGTAGATTGCGCCGTCGCAGCGTGTCACGGCAGGCGCCAGCGCCGCAAGCAGGAAGCCGCCAAAAGCGTCGCCCAGATTGTCGTTCATGATGGCGCGGTTTTTGCCGCGCAGCTTGTCCTTGGCGCTGTTGGCATAGTCGACATTGTAGGGAGGGTCTTGCCAGATCATGTCGACATGCGATTCGCCCAGCAGGGCATCGTAGCTCTCGGGCGCGGTCGCGTCTCCGCACAGCAGGCGGTGATTGCCGAGGATCCACACATCGCCGGAAACAGACACCGGGGTTTCGGCAACGCCCGGCACGTCGTTCTCGTCGGTCATTCCTGCGTTTTCTGGCTCGCCGCCGTTGATCAGTGCATCCCATTCGTCAGACGAAAAGCCGGTCAATCCCAGGTCGAATCCTCCGTCCTGCAATTCGGCCAGTTCAAGACCAAGCAGTTCGTTATCCCAGGTGGCGTTCTCGCCGATCTTGTTGTCAGCCAGGATCAGGGCCTTGCGCTGGATTTCGGTCAGATGCGTCATCGGCACCACAGGCACTTCGCTCATGCCGAGCTTGCGTGCGGCGAGTAGACGACCGTGGCCGGCAATGACATTGTCTTCGCCATCGATCAGTATCGGCGCACCCCAGCCGAATTCGACGATGCTGGCGGCAATTTGCGCTACCTGTGCGTCGGAGTGTTGCTTGGCATTTTTGGCATACGGGATCAGGGCATCGACCGGCCGCAGCACAATCTGGATGTCGGCAATGGACGAACGCAATTCAGGCATGGGGTCCGGGAAATAAAAAACCCGCGAGAAGCAATGCTCGTCGCGGGCTGTTGAATGTGGTTTGGTGTGAGATTCAGCAGAGATTCTGTTGAGATACAGCTTTCGCAACCATAGCCGAAATAATAGACCAATTTTCCTGAAACGCGTCACGCCATGTTGATCCCACTTTCCGCAATTGCCCTCATGCGCCAGCATTGACGCGCAGAGATCATCCACTTCCAGCAATCTCTCTTGGCTGATTGAGCCGCTTGCAGAGCACCGACAGGGCGGATTGCCAGCGGCGTTGTGCGGTGCTGACCGAACAGGCATTGCGTTTGGCGATGTCTGACCATGGATAGCGCTGGGCTCGCATCCACACCAGATGCCGCTGCTCCTGCTCGAGCCACTGCATCCAGTTCATCGTCTCCAGCATGCGGTCGACGGCTTTCGGATCCGGCGGGAATCGCCGGGGTGGGGGATCGTCGCCTGCCATGCGTTCGTATTCGGTGCGCACAAATAGCGGCCAGACGTTGTAGTAACCCTGCACGCGGACGGGTGGCAGGCGGCGGGCAATCTGGTCGGCGTCGGTAAGCCGTTCGGCCACTGCTTCGATGGTCCAGTCAGTCATGCTGCCCTCCGTTGCCAGCCAAGCCATACAGCCGCTGGCCCAGACGGCGCACGAATTCCCGTTCGACGAAATCGAGGCGCTCGTCGGTCTCCGACACCACCAGAATGCGCTGATCACGCCAGCCGCTTTGCTTGATCGCGTCCAGATCGGTGGACTGCGCAAGTTGCCGATCCAGCGGACAGCGGTAGGATTGTTTGGGGATTTTCATGTGAGTTCCTCCTGTGTATCGATGGCCCAGTGCAGCAGCGCCAGCGCATCGGCTTCGTTGTCGTCGGCCGGTGTGTAGCCTTTCCGTTGCATGGTCGCGATCATGTCGTCCTTGCCCGCATTGCCCTTGCCGGTCGCGTGCTTCTTGATCGTGCCTACCGGTATGCCCTGATACGGGATGTTGTGGTGTTCGCACCAGGCGGTGAGATGCGCCATGAAGCCACCATAGGCATGGGCAGCGTCGACGCCCGCGTGATTGCGTACCTCTTCGAAATACACGACGTTGATGCCGTCAACCGATTGCTTGACTTCGGTGAGCCAGCGCTTGAACCGCAGGAAGCGCATGCCGCCACCTTCGAAGCGTTGGGGTTTGAACGATTGCGTGCCACTGGTGATGCCGTTGTCGCGTGTGCGGACAGCCCATCCGGTGGTCGTGCCCAGATCAAGTGCGAGGATAGTGAGTTTAGTCATGACGTTTCCCTTTTGACGGCTGCGCTGCGATCAGGATGCGTTGACCACGCACCCGCTTGCCGCCTTTCCTGTGCAGTTCGCAACGGCGATTGACGTGCGTGATCGTATGGCCGGTCGTAAAGATGAAAGACGCTCCACAGTCGGGGCAATGACTGCGCCAGTTCAGCAGCGTTGTCATAAAACCGTCCTGGCGGCGATGGGAGCGAACTTCGTCCAACCGATAGGGCTGACCGTTGACCAAAAATGCGGTACCGATTTCCGGTGGCATGGCAAACTTGATGGGTGTCATGCTGCAACCTCCATCCGGCATGCCAAACGCCTACGAACCGAGAGAGAGTGTGAGCCCCGCGCTAGCGGGGTCTCACTCTCTCTCCCTTTAGGGAGAGGTGAACTACTGGATTCTGGAACAGGCTGCAAACCCGCATGGAGTCTGGCCTTTTCCAGAATCCACAGAATCCAGCCCAGAATCCGCCGGATTCTGGAATCTGAGCCAAGTGCCTGATTTGATTGGGTTTGGCTGTCTGGACAGAATCCAGAATCCACGGATTCTAGAAAGGCTGGATTCTGGATTTCGGTGAAATCATGCATAGGTGTCATCGTTTTCATGCTCCTTTTCTTCATCGTTGTGTTCGTCCTGGTATATCCAGACGCTGGGGTTTTCAACCGGCAGTACTGCGCCGCTCTGGCGGCATTTGTAATGGGTAGGCAAGACAGGCACCTGGGCCTCGTGAATCTCGCCTGTGTCGGGGTCGGGCGGCCCTGTTGGCCGCAACAGCGACATGCCTTCCACGCACAGGTAGCCGAACTTGCTGCGCGTCGGCGCCGTCAGCCCGTAATCGCGCGGATTCTGGAAAAACTTCACATAGCCCTTGGTGGCGAGCACGCCGATGCGCTCGGCAACCGTTGAGCGGCCACCCAGGCCTGCCTGATTCTCGAAGCTTTCCGCGAACTGGACGACCGTGTAGGCACGCCCCTTCTGCGCTTCGTCGAACAGCATCTGCAGGATCACGTCGTGCTTGCGCCGGCGTTCTGCATCGAGCTTGTCGCCATAGTCCTGCTTCACCAGGCGTTCGACGTTCGGATCCTGCTCGCACCACGCGCCGGTAACCTTGTCGACATGCTTGGTCGGAATACCCGGGCCATTGCGCAGCTCGAAAATCAGCTGGCGCGTTGTCCGGCTTTCGTCGGGGCGGAACAGCAGCATCCCCGTGGTGTAATACCCGCGCAGGCTACCGGCACCAGCGAGCGCCTGGAACGGATCTTCCTCAAACTGTTTCTTCGATAGTTTTTTGGTGTGGTGGGCGAGGATGATCCCCGCTTCGGGATTGACGGCGTCGCGCAAGCGCTCGACGCGCTGCGACAGGAAGTACAGCATCGCGGCGTTGTCGTTCTCGCCGCCTTCACCGCCGCCGTCGAACACGTTGCGGATCGGATCAATCACGATGATGTCCGGCTTCCCACCGCCGAAGGCGTTAGCGATCGCCGGTATGATCTGCTGCAGGCCATGGTCGTCGAGCACCATGCGCAACTGCGACGTGACCATCAGATTGCGGCGGGCCTCCAGCATGCGCGATGCCGGCAGCCTGATGTCGCGCATCCGCTCGCGCAGATAGTGGTATTGCACCTCTGCCTGCAGGTAAAACACGCGCAGCGGACGCGGCGGCCGCATGCCAAGAAACGGTGCACCGGCCGCCATGTGGGCCAGCCAGGACAATAGGAAATCGCTCTTGCCGACCTTGGGAGCACCGCCGAACACCAGCATGCCGCCCGGCGTGAGCACGCGCGGGTGGATGATGTCGTCAGGAATCGGGCTGAGATCGTCCAGCATCGCGCCGAGCGAAAACACTGGCAGCGAGGCAGGCGCGGCCTTGATCGTTGCGCGCTCACCCGTTGCGATGAATGCATGGCAATCGAATCCGTCGGCGATCGCATCCGCCGCATCCCACTTTTCCGGCATGGCGTCGGGCGGCAGCAGGATCGAGACCGACAGCGCGCCGGCAGCCACGATGGCCTGGGCCGCAGCTTCGGCATAATCCCAGCCTGGGCCATCCTTGTCCGGCCAGATCAGCACATGCTTGTTGCGCAGCGGCGACCAGTCGGTTTTGTCGACCGGCGCCTTGGCCCCATTCATCGCCGTCGTCGCGCAGATGCCTGATCCGATCAATGCCTGCGCACACTTTTCGCCTTCGGCCAGCACGACGGTTGTCGACTTGACGACCGCCGGCAGGTTGTAGAGCGGGCGCGGATCGGGCGTGCGCCAGGCGCGGGCACGGACATCCCATGGCCTGAATTCCTTGCCGGTCGGCGGGTCGTAGCGATAGACGCAGGCGATCAGCTCGCCGTTGGCCGTGGTGTAGTTCCACTTCGCCGTGTAGGGGCCGAGCTCATCGATGGCCGGACTGCGGGTATCGGTCCGGAGTATCGGCGCGGTCGGACGCATACCCAGCCACTGACCAATCTCGGTCGCGACAGCAGGAAAATCCCTCTCGATCGAATAGCCCCGGATTCTTGCCCACAGGTCGAACAGGTCGCCGCCCTCGCCAGAGGCAAAATCCTTCCACAGCCCGGTATGCTCGCCGACCAGTTCCACCACGAGACTCTTGCCGGGATTGCCGTCAGTGTCGCCGACATAGAATTTTCCGCCGCGCACCCGACCCTGCGGCAACAGATAATGCAAAACCGCATCGATGCCTGCCAGCAGCCCATGCCGCAATGCAGCCGTGTCCTCCCGCTGCATGCGCGGTTTGAGCTGGCCGCCAGCATCGTTGAAATCGAACCAGTCGACGCGATCGGTCATGCCTGTTTGCTCCAGCAGCGTCCGTGCCAGTTGCACCAGCGGCATTCGTAGTGGGATGAGTCATGCGCGATGCGCGGCAGCAGTTCGCCGGCATCGGTGGCTTGCAGGATCTGCACCGCACGGTCGGATCCACGTTGCGCCAGCGCAGCGTCAAACGGCACCAGCTCGAAATACAGTTCCTGCGTATCCTTGTTGATTGCAGTGAACAGCGCCGGGTGCGCCGAGATGCCCGGCACTGCCGGTTCCATGTACGCCTGGTAAATCGCGATCTGGGTCGCATAGACGGGTTTTGACAGGGCCACGCCGCGCTTCACGCAATCGCGCCAGTTCTTGTCGTTCATCGTCTTGCATTCCCAGAGCGCCGGGTAGAGCATGCCGAGCGCCACTGGGCCGGCTGCGAGGATGCCGTCGACGTGGCCGCGCACCCGTCCACGGGCAACGGAGAATCCGAACTGGTCGCCACCTTGCCTGCGGGTGTAGATTTCAAATCCGGCCAGCCGCAGCCAGCGGATCGCGAGATCCTCCAGCGTATGGCCAACCTCGAAAATGCGCAGCGTGCGCCCGGGGAGTTCACGATCCGGATCGACCGGCGCCTGCACAAACTCGTATTGCAATGCCCGCGCGCAGGCGACGCCCAGGCGCGATGCGCCGAGGTAGGCGCGCGCCGTCTGCAAATCGCGCTCGGCCTGCAGCGCAGCGTCCAGTACGGCGGAGACGCGCTCGTGAAATTTTGGTTGGGAGTTATAGTCCAGCATCAAAACGGCACTCCCGGCCCACGCACCGGTCGCGACCCATGTTGCAATTCATGATGCGAAGTCGCCAGCCTCTCTTCCAGGAAAGCGAGATCACGCTTCGCCATCTGCTCATGCGCGTCGATCATGTATTCCTGATAGGCGCTGATGATGGTTTCGATGAGACCTTGCACTTCGCGCTTGCTGTAGTCGGCTAGCGGCCGGTCCATGCCGAGCGCGCCGACGTAGTCACCTAGCGGTGCCAGGCAGCTTTGCAGTGCTGCCATTTCCAATTCAGACGGATCAATCATGCGACCCTCCGTTCTGGTGACGATGCGCGAAAATGCGGCCTGGCAGCGCATTGAGCAGAAAGTGAAACGCTGCCGAAGCGCGGGTGCCATGTCGATCTGCAGATGAATGCGGTTGTGCGGCGCCTGCCAGCCGAAACCCTTTGCTTGCCGATAACAGATTGCGCATCTCAAGCCGCCTCCCGTTGCGCAGCATTGGCGGCGAACACCAGATTCTTGATCTGCGGCTTGCTGAAGTGGAAGGCCAGCATCGCCGATGCCTGGTAGCGTGTCAGACCGTAGTCGTTGCGATGCTGGAGCGGCAGGTATTTCATTTGCGCCGGGGTCGGCGGCTCGTTGAGCCAGCGCTTGGTCTTGTGTGCGGAGTCTGCGCTTTCATGGTCGTTCAGCCAGTCGTCGGCTTGCGCCAGGCAGACCGAACGCTCACCGATGCCGAGCAGGCGCGTCGGAAGGGACTTGCCGCCACCCAGCGCATGCCAGCGCCCACTCAGATAAAACACGCCGCCCCAGGCGAGAAAACCTGTGGCCACCAGCGCGCAGTCGTCGCCGAACAGGTCGCACCAGCGGAAATTGGAACGTGCGAGCAGGTCGACCTCGGTCATGATGAAATCGGTCAACGCCTCGGCCCCGTCGTCGCAGCGCTCCCAGACAAAGCCGCACAATGGGCACTCGCGGCACGCGGCCGGCACGTCGGCCTCGCAACCAGGACATTCCTTGACCGGCGCATCACCGGACGAAGTGTCGCGGCCGTCGAGGTTCGCCTCCTGCTCAAGCTGGCCGTGCATCAGCGTCGCGGTGCCGAAATCCAGCACAATGCAATCACTCTTGAAGACGCCGGGAAATTCGGCCGGATCGACGGTCCGCAAGCCACGTCCTATCATCTGCATCAGGGTCGACTTGTGCGAACTCGGACGCAGCAGCACGATGCAGGAAGTCGGTGTGTAATCGTAGCCTTCCGTCAGCACCGCGACGTTGACGACGATCTGGGCGGCGCCGGACTCGAAAGCGGCGAGGCGCGTTTTGCGCTCGGCTTCCGACAGGTCGCCATGCACCAGCACCGCCGCGATGCCGGAGTCATTGAACGCCTGGCATACGCTGTCGGCGTGCGCGACCGTCGAACTAAAGACGATGGTCTTGCGGCCGGAAGCCTTTTCGCGCCAGTGGCGGATCACCGCGTCTGTGACCGGCGTCTTGTTCATGATCGCTTCGACCTCGCTCATGTCGAAGTCGGAAGCCGTTCGCTTGACCTGCGACAGCGCGTCGGCGGTACCGACGTCGACCACGAAGGTGCGCGGCGGCACCAGGTGCCCGGACGAGATCAGTTCGCCGAGACGGATCTGGTCAGCGACGTTGGTGAATACCTCACGCAATCCCTTGCCATCGCCACGCATCGGAGTCGCGGTGACTCCGAAGACCTTGGCTTTTGCATTCTTCTGCAGCACGCGGTCAATCACGCGACGATAGCTGGCCGAGGCCGCGTGATGCGCTTCATCGATCACCAGCAGGTCAAGCACCGGCATCGTGTCGAGATGGTTGTCGCGCGATAGGGTCTGCACCATCGCGAAGATGGCGCGGCCATCCCACGATTTGGTTTTGGCGTCGAACACCGAGGTGCTGACTCCGGTGTTGATGCGTTCGAACTTGGCACGGTTTTGCGAAACCAGTTCGTCGCGGTGCGCCAGAATGCAGGCTTTGGCGCCGGGGTCGGCCAGCATGCGGCCGGTGGTGGCCGACAGCATGACGGTCTTGCCGGCGCCGGTCGGCGCCACGCCCAGCGTGTTGCCGTGGGCGTCGAGCGCAGCCACCGAGCGCTCGACAAAGATGTGTTGTCGTGGTCTGAGCATCATCGCAGCGGTTCTCCTATTGCGCCCAGCTTGGGCGGCCGGGTGCGTTGGCGGGAGCCGGTGTTGGCGTCCGCGATGGTTGAGTAGCTGGTGCCAGAGGTGTCGGCGCTGCCGGAGCCGAGCCTGCGGACGGGTTGGGCGCGCGGGACGTCAGGCCCATCAGTCGCGCATAGTCCTTGTGGTCCGGCTGGATCGCGACCTTGATGACATTCTTGGGTTCGTCGTTCTGATCTTTCTCGACGTCGATCTTCGCCAGGAATTCGATGCCGTCGAGATCGGCGAATCCCTGGATCCGGCGCGCCGCAGCGGCCTGCTGACCGTTGTCCTGCGGCTGCAGGTTGCGCGATGAATTCAGCAATGCGCGCACAAAGGCGCGGCCGATGTTGGCCCAGTCCGGGCCTTTCGGGCTGTACAGGCCGATCAGGCTCCAGATCTTGCGCTTGGCGAAATCGCCTTCTGTCACGACGAATTCGGCATTCAGGTAGACCGAGCCGGTCTTGTCGGAGAGGGTTGCGTAACCGCCGGTCCAGCCTTGTTCCGGCTGGTCGTAGCCGCCCGGTTTGATGGTCATGCGTACCCGCGCCAGCGTGCCCTTCGGGATCACGTCATAGGATTGCTGGTTCTGGGCGTCGTTGAAATCGGCCCAAGGATTGGTGTGGATGTAGTTGTTCATGGATCAGATTCCTTGCGATGAAGTGGATTCGGTGTTTTGCGGGATTTGTGTCGATGGCAATGCGTCGAAGCGCAGGCGCTCGGCGGCGGGACGCACCGGGCCGGCCATCTTGTGCAGCAGGCGGCCGAGATGCGGCTCTTCCGTGAGGTCGAGCCGGCCAGAGCGATCCTTGGCTGGATAGCCCCATGGATTGAGCGTATGGCAGACGAAGGCGCGATAGAGACTGCCGTCGTCGGATTTCAGCGCCGTCATCGTGATCACCTGATCGACGATGCCGGGCAACTCCAGGCCGGTCTTGCTGCCGTCGATCTGCGGCACGAACACCTTGCGGTTGAAGTCGTCTGTCTTTTCGTCGAGGATGCCGACCAGCACCACGTTCTTGTCGCGGGTGTGCTGCAGGTGGGTCAGCGCGCCGATCAGTTCCTGTCCCAGCAGGCCATAGGCGCCGCGACTGTCCGGCTTGCCGGTTTTTTCGGAGAAGGCTTGCGGCTGGCCCTTGCACCACTGGAAGCACAGACGCGCCAGCACCGTGATGCTGTCGATGAAGTAGGTGTCGTATTTCGCCAGCGAGGCCGGATCGCCGAACTGCTCGCAGACGAAGCGGTGGTGCGCCGTCGAAAACGGCTGCTCGTCGCGCAGCGCCGGATTGGGGCCGCCCAGGAACACCGCGAAATCGCGGAATTCCTGCCAGGTCTGCGGACGGATCGCGTCGCCCGTCCAGTCCTGAACGGCCAGGTCGCCAGCTTCCAGGTCGACGAACAGGGTGCGTTCGGCCGGCAGGGTGTTGAGCAGGCTGGTCTTGCCGATGCCGGACGGGCCGAAGATCACCAGCTTGCTGCCGCGCTTTTCGGCAAGGCGCTGGTCTGCGGAAATGATGGGCAGGCTCATTGCGCGTCTCCCCCATCGATCAGCGCCAGGCGGAAGCCGGGTTTGCCGGTTTTCATGGTGCGGGCAGGCGTGAACTGTTCCTGCAGGACTGCGGGCCAGGCGCAGTATTTCGTCTCAGCTACGCGATAGCTGACGTCGACGTATTGGGCCGGGTTGTCGCCAGCGGCGACAATGCGCGACACGATTTCGGCCAGCTTGGCCTGATCCCACTCGATTTTCTTGGGGAGGTCGGCGGTGACGCGTACCGCGCCATCGGTGAAATGCACGACGCCGGTATCCTTGCCGGCTGCGAAGCGGATGGTCTGCGCCTGCTCGGCGAACCGCAGTTCGACGGCAGCGTCGATATGTTCGATGAGCCCCTTGGCGGCAGTCAGGATATCGGTCGCTTCGGTCTTCAGGGAAAACAAGGCGTCAGCCGGCAACTGGGCAAGTTTGGTGACGGGCGTGGTGATCGCCTGGTCGAGGGTGAGGCGGCTCATGCTGCACCTCCGGCGTGAGCCGCTTCGGAAGTGCTTTGGCGCAGGGAATGCCGTTCATACGCCTCGACATCTTCGAGCCGGTAGACGACCTTGCCGCCCAGCTTCAGGAAACAGGGGCCGATGCCGAGCACGCGCCAGCGTTCCAGCGTTTTGGAAGAAATGCCCCAGCGTGTAGACAGGTCGTTCTGGGCGAGCCGGGTCTTTGGGGCAGAAGTTGATTCCGGCGAAAGGGAGACCGCTGCTGCGGTGCCTTGCCGGCTGGATGCGGAAGAGATGTGCATTTTGGGTATTCCTAAGTGTGTTTAAGGAAACCCGAATCCTCCGGATATGAATTGAGACGCTCTATACCGAAAACTTAGACGCTCGTTAGACGGGGTGAACCCGCAAATGGAAACGGGCCGCACTGTGGCGGCCCGTTGGGGAGGTTAAAACTGATGAGACGCTGGTTAGACGAGCAGCATCCACGCGCCGCGTTTGCCGACAGTGCCGATATAGGTATCGGCGATGACATTCCAGTTACGGAATGCCTGCCTGGGGCTGTGCGAGCCGGATCCATCCATCAGATCCTTGGTGGCCACTGCCGGATTGCCCGAGCGATAGGCGTCGACAAGACGCTGGATGATCTTGATCTGCTTCTCGCCGACGACCGTCAGGGCAGGCTTGCCGGGGACGAACAGCGTGGCGGTGCGATTGCCTTCGACCGCAAAATCGACGGTCAATCCACCGCGCGCCAAGGTCTTGTTCTGAACATAGACGCTCTTGAGACGGGTAATGTCGATGGTGACCGCGGCGGTACCGGTGGCGAGCATAGACGTGAGCGGCACCACCACATTGATGCCGAGGAAGGACGGATGCGTATTGCCGGCGCAAAGAACGATGCCGGTGCCAGCGTCATGTCTGGCGCGCAACTGGGTGTCGTAGTTGCTCACCACGCGGCCGTCGTGCAATTGCCGGGCGAGGTAGCCTGGCACTTTTTCAGAATCGAGATTCAGTTCCCCAAGATAGATCAGTCCGTCATCGTGGAGCGGCTGTCCGACCGGCTTGAGCGAAGCGCGCAGGCCATTGACGACCCGTTCCTCGATCCAGTCGCGCTTGATCTCGAAATATTCCAGCATCAGGCCCGGGATTTCAATCGGCCGCCCGGCCTGCGGGCAGTCGTACTTGACGTGGCCCGGCGTCGAAGATGGCGAGACGGGCACCATTTGCACCTGCCCGTCGTCCAGATCGATATCGATGGAATTGTGGCGACCGCGGCGCACCAGGAACCCGCCGTCCAGCAGCGGATCGACAGGGATTCCGCGGGTGTGCAGGTACTTGCGGGAAATCTGGTCTTCCCGCTGATCATAGAGGGCAAGTAGCGCAGGAAAGATCGTGTTTTCTTCAACGGCGTCCAGTTGCCGCACCGTCTGCAGGATTCCCCAGTGCGCCAGCAGCGCGAATCCGAAATCCCGCTGCCGTGGATCCCGGTTACTGCGCAGGTTGCAGCGGTTGGGATCGCTGAGCGTGATGTTTAGTGTTTTGGTTTTGCCTTCGCCGTCCATCGAATAGCGCACGGCAATCACCACCTTGCTGATGACGGCGGCGCGCCGGAAAATGTTATCCGGCCCGAACAGCTCACTGGCGACGGTTTCGATATCGTCGCCAGGCGAAACCTTGAGCGAGGCACGATGCCTGAGATTCTGGGGCCGGGCTTCGGCTTCCACGATCGTCACGAACTCGATGTCAAATCCGGGAATGCTGGGCACGTCGAGCTTGAGCGAATCCAGGAAGCGTGCGAGGTTGTATTGCTTGAGGGTGAGCGGTTTGTCCGAGAGGTCATGTTTCAGTCCGACCACGGCAAACGCCGATGCAACCACCGGCCTGACGCCAGCGCTTTCCGCGAACACCTCGACCACGCCATCCTGCGGAGAAAACATCAGCGTCGCCTCGATCGCCGGACGGTAGTAGAGCGGTTTCTTGCGTCCGTCTTTCAGAGCGGCGACGCTCGATAGCGGTCCGGCATGTCGAACGATGAGGAGGTGCGATTCGTATTCGGTGCCGTCGTCCCGCGTGTTGCTGACCCGGATGTGGTCGATCTTGCAGGGCTCGGCAAGTTCAAGCTCTTCCTGCAGTTTTTGCTCGAGCGCCGCCTTGGTGGTGGCGTTCCAATCGAAATCGGTACTGCCGTTGGTGTCGACCTCGAACGCCTCGTACATCTTGCCCAGATTGCGATAGTGATCCGCGTAGAACAGATTCTCCGCCTCGTCGAACAGTGTTTCCTCATTGAGGTACAGCCAGCCAGCGCGGCCGTAGCCGTCTCGCTGCAGGTTGAACGCGGCGAGTTTTTCGGTATCGAAAATCCGGCCCGAGACCTTGCCTATCGCTTCTACCCCTCGCCCTTCCGACAGGGTGAGGATCCGCAGCGCGTGCTGCTCCAGCGGGATCGCGGTTTCTGGTTTTAATCCGAGTGCTACTTCGAGCGCGGCATGCCGGGTGGTGTCGATCTGCGCGTCGTCGGCATCGTCTTCCGCCCATGGCACGCCGGCGAAGCACCCGGCATGTTGTGCTTCGTCCACGTCAAGCACGAGCGTTTTGATGGTTTCGACTGGCGCGGACTCCAGCAATCGGTGCAGTGATGGGATTCCTTTAAATGTTCTTGCCATGTCGCTCCGTTTGTTGAATGTTGTTATCAGAAAAGCATGCATGGGTGATCCGTGGCCAAAAGCCGCCTTGGATGCCGTCCGTTGGGCTTGGCTGAACTGCGTTTCCAGATTTTTTATGAAAACACGGACAAGTGAGGGTCTGTGAGTAGTATTTCAAGAAAGCAATCGTTCAAAAGTAGTAAATATTTCATCGGATGTCCAGCCTCCGGCGGCGTAAGCATTCGTGCAAAAAATTGGAGCTGTCGCTGAGGAGATCCCGCAATGCTTGGCTTTCACCCTAATGACTACGCAATTCCGGGATTACGCGCGGACGGGTAGATTTGGATAATCGTGGATCACACGAGTTTGAAACTATAAAGGGCTACCCAATGAAAGACGTCAACCAGACGCCGCCGTCCAGAATGACCGCCGAACAGAGATGCAGCGAGGTCGCTCTCTATCTGGCGCGCGGGATTGTCCGCTTACGCGACACTAATCTCGTCAAGTCCACAAATCGGGGTGTAGAGAGCGAATTTGTACTTGGCTTTTCGGGTGACCAGAGCGTTCATGACAACCCGTCAACCAGAAAACCGGAGTTCAAATGAAAGCAACACCCAGTATTCCCGTCATGCCGCCCACATTGGTCGCGCAGATTTCCAGCCTGTCCCAATTACACATGGATGACATCAAGTCGCTCTGGCGCCGCCTGTTCGCGGCCGAGACGCCTACACACAACCGGCAATTTCTGGAGCGCCGGATTGCCTACAAGCTGCAGGAGGTCGAGTGCCGCAAAAGCAATGCAGCTCTACTGGAACGCAACCGGCGGCGCGTCGCCGCGCTGGTGGACACGGGCAAGCTCAAGAAGCGCGACCGCGATTACCGGCCGGTAGCAGGCACCGTCCTCACACGCGAATACCAGAAGGTCGAATACCGGGTTACGGTTACCGCCGACGATCAATACGAATTTGAAGGGCGGCTCTATCCGAGCCTGTCCGTGATTGCCCGGGAAATCACCGGCACGCGCTGGTCCGGTCCACTGTTCTTCGGCCTCAAGATGCCGTCCAAGCCGAAGAAGGGAGCGGCAAAATGAGCGAAATACTCAAGCGTCGCCTGCGTTGCGCCGTCTATACACGCAAGTCCAGCGAGGAAGGTTTGGACCAGGAATACAATTCGATTGATGCCCAGCGCGATGCTGGCCACGCGTATATAGCCAGCCAGCGCGCCGAGGGCTGGATTGCGGTGGCCGACGACTACGACGATCCCGCTTTTTCCGGCGGCAACATGGAGCGGCCTGGGCTGAGACGCCTGATGGCGGATATCGAGACCGGGAAAGTCGATATCGTGGTGGTTTATAAGATCGACCGCTTGACGCGCAGCCTTGCGGATTTTTCCAAGATGATCGAGGTCTTCGACCGGCAGGGAGTGTCGTTCGTTTCGGTGACCCAGCAATTCAATACGACGACCTCGATGGGACGGCTGATGCTCAACGTCCTTCTGTCATTCGCCCAGTTCGAGCGGGAAGTCACTGGTGAGCGCATCCGCGACAAAATTGCTGCAAGTAAGCGCAAAGGCATGTGGATGGGCGGCGTGCCGCCGCTCGGCTACGACGTCGAGAACCGGAGGCTGGTGGCCAATGAGCGCGAAGCCAAAATCATCCGGCATATTTTCAAACGATTCGTCGAGCTGGGTTCGTCGACGTTGCTGGTCAAGGAACTGCGCCTCGACGGTGTGACGTCGAAAGCCTGGGTCACGCAGGACGGCAAGGTGCGCGACGGCAAACCTATCGACAAGAGCCTGATCTACAAACTGCTTGGCAACCGGACCTATCTCGGGGAGCTGCGGCACAAGGAACAGTGGTATCAGGCGGAGCACCCGCCAATCGTTGACCGCAAGACATGGGATGACGTGCAATCGATCCTGGCCAGCAACAGTCATGTGCGCGCCAATGCGACCCGGGCGACGGTGCCGTTCCTGCTCAAGGGTATCGTGTTCGGCAATGACGGGCGCGCGTTGTCGCCGTGGCACACGACCAAGAAAACCGGACGCCGGTACCGCTACTATATTCCGCAACGTGACGCGAAAGAGCATGCGGGAGCATCGGGCTTGCCGCGCCTGCCCGCAGCCGAACTGGAATCGGCGGTGCTGGATCAGTTGCGCACGACCCTGCGTTCACCCAGCCTGCTGGGCGACGTTGTCACCCGGGCCGTCGAACTGGACGCAACGCTTGACGAGGCGCGGGTCACGGTGGCCATGACGCGGCTCGACCAGGTCTGGGATCAACTATTTCCCGCGGAGCAGATTCGCATTGTGCGGCTGCTGGTGGAAAAGGTTGTGGTTTCGCCCGACGACATCGAGCTCAGGTTGCATGCAAATGGCATCGAACGACTGGTGCTGGAATTGCGCCCGGAGCCGGTGGAACACGTTGAGAAGGAAATGGCATGA